CTTTCTTGTTCATGATTGTTCTCCTTGTTCGAGTTGAACTTGTTCGAGTTGAACTTGTTCGAGTTGAACTTGTTCGAGTTGAACTTGTTCGAGTTGAAGTAGTGTTGAGAATGAGAGTGTATCTCCGAACCGCTTTCCTTCGTCGAAGAGATGTTTTTGAGTCGGCGGCTCTGAGACTTTGAGCTTCTCCCCGTTTCTTGAGGGAGGCTTAGGACTAGGTGGGAGTCTCGAGAGAAGGTTTTCGGCAACTCCGCAGTAAATCGAGTTGAGTGTCATCGTGGTTTTGCGGTAGTTGAGACTATCGAGTTCGTCTTGACACTTCTTGATGACGTCTTTGTAGGCTTTGCGAACTCGACTTCTCGCTTGAGAACTTCCTGAGAGAGTGACTTCTCCTGTGAGGTAGCTTGAATCTTCGGCGAGGGGGATGTACCTCGGTGTGATTTCGTATGCAATGCAGATTGCCGTGAGGATAAACGACTGCGCATTAGTCGTGAGTGGGTTGTCTGAGTACGTGAATCTCCTACCATCTTCGTCGATCTCGGAGAAACCGTACTTCTTCATAAGTTTCTCGGCTTGAGTGGAGGCGAGTTTTTTCTCGTTCTCAGACGAACTCGACGAAGCTAGTGCGAGTAGTTGTCTTACTCGCGCTTTAATACGCTCCTCTGTGAGTGTTGTCTTCATACCACTATTTTATAGGAAAACCCATAATCAATCAACTGGAAGAAAACCGAATCTAACAGGAGAAAAGAGAAGAGGACAAGATGGGAATAGGAACCCCGTAGCAAATTCCTTCTACAAGGATCCACTACGGGGGTTTCAGGTGACTGAGAAGTGACCTACTAGATGAGAGTCAACTTAGAGTCACCAAGTGAGCCGTCTTCACGTACTGTCCCAGCGACTCCGTCTTCAAGACCGGCCTGAACTTCACGAGCATGCTTCTCGTGATCGTGGGAGTCTTCACCAACGACTCGACCATACGGGTGAATCACTGGAGAAGTGTAGAAGTATCCATCGTCACCGAGTTCCTGGTTGGCGACATCAACTTCGACGAGGAGGCCGATTTCACGGAACTTGTCTTCCGCTCTCTTCTTGAGAGCGAATAGAGTGCGAAGATCGTCACTGCGACCAATGAACTCCCTCTGGATCTCCGCCCAAACGAGAGTGATGCGATTCATCTCATCCGGGTAGAGCTCTAATTCACTCACTTCTTGCCTCCCGCCATACGTCGAATCACAAGAGCCCCAAGACCCGCCGTGAGAAGACCCGTGCCGATGAAGAACGGAGCGGAGTCCGAGCCGGTACGAGCGAGGCTTGCAGGGACGGGGCTCTTAGGAGAGTTCTCCTGGGGCTTTTCAGGGGACGGGGTCGGGTCGGACTGCGGCTTATCCTCGGTCTTCTTAGGGGTCTCGGAGGGCTTCGGGGTTTCCGACGGCTTAGAAGGCTCTGGAGAAGGCTTGGGAACAGGAGTCACCGAAGGTCCGGGAGTAGGCTCCGAAGGCTTCGAGGGTTCAGGGTTGGGAGTAGGGGGCTTCGAAGGCTCTGGGTTGGGAGTCACCGAAGGCTCAGGGGTCGGGTTAGAGGGCCTCGAAGGTTCGGGAGTGGGCTCTGAGGGCTTGGACGGCTCAGGTGTAGGCTCCGAGGGCTTCGAAGGCTCAGGCTCCGGGGTCACGGGAGGGTTCGGCTTGTCGGAGCCTGAGCCATCAGTGCCCCCATTAGACCTTAGGGTAGTAGTAGCCTCCAGTTTAAGACTGTTCACCTCAGCGTGGTTGGTAACTGAAGACTGGCCCTCAGGCACCCGCATCTGCTCCGGAGGGTATGTAATACACACCTTGGAATCAGCGGGAGCTGTGAACTTAATCGTGTTCGCATCCACTCGGGTGGATTCGATGATTTCGGTCGTAGCGGGATCCCACTCGCCACTCTTCGTGCACTTCACCGACGTTCCGAGAGGCGTGTCGAAGTCCTTCACGACATACTCGGTACCGGGTGTGACGATCCACTTGATCGCCCACCCGACCGTATTATTGTCATTTGTCCACCCGAACTTCAGATTCTCCGGGCGGGCGTATTCGTAGTGGACGGGATTTGTGCAGTCGTTCGTGCAGGTACCTGTGCCCTGGGCATCGCCCCAGATGAGCTTCCTCGCCACCTCACCGTTGAGGGTGATCGTACCCTCGTCGGTGCCAACAGCGGCGTCTTGAAGCCTGGCTCTCGCCCACCACGTACCACTGACGTCGGTTTTGTCTACGTAGGTTTCGGGAACTTCAGTGACTTTACAGGTCAGTGTCGCTTCGTTAGCGATACACTCACCGATCCTAGTTCCGTCGTTGAGTACGAAGGGGAACGACGCAGCCCATTTGAAAGGCGCACCCCCTTCCGTCGGCACGGTCGAGACCGTGAAAGACTGGCCAACCTCAAGTTTTTCAGTGGACCAGGTTCCTCCCACGTTGACCTCGCTAGAAGTCTGGCGGGACGAGGACGTTGCCTTAGTGACTTCGGCCTTGATCGGCGTAGAGGCGTAGGAGGCGTGAGAGAGAGAGAAGAGGAGTGCTCCTGTGAGGAGAATCCCTCCTGCGGTTCGTGTGTTCACGGGTTTTCCTTCCGGGTTAATGAAGAAGTCGGTCTTCCTCATACCATTATTTTATAGGTTTTCCTATAAATAATCAAGTGGAAGACCGACTTCTCTACGACTACTTGATGCCCTTAGGGAGAATCTTCCACAAGAACCCCTCGAGAATCTCCCAGAAACTCCTCTTAGGCGGAAGAGGCTCGCGAATCTGCTCTGTATAGATCCAATCAACCTCCATCGAGGAGGGGTAGGAGTCGATATGCTTGGTGGCGTCTACGAATTCTTTGTTGCCCATCGGGAATTCGAGGAACTTGCCCCCAACCATGTGTGAGAGACGAAGAACCCACTCGTTTTCAGGGTCGGTGAACGGTGAAGGGTCGTAGAGGTCCTTGTAAAAAACGGTGTGTACGAGACGGTCGTCTACGTAGAAGCGAATTTGATCAGTGAACTTCTCGACTTTGTAGAGATGGAACTCGTCTTGGGTGTTGAAAGGCGCTCGATAGGCTCTCTGTTGCTGTTGACTCTTCGACGGATTCCCCTCACGGGGAGAGTGAGTGTTCATCTGGAGGAAGTCCGGACACCCGTTACTCTCGAAGACATCAATTTCTCCACACCAAGGCCACCTAATCTCCTCCTCGTCCTCCACCTTCTTCCTCGTCCCAGTGAGCCAAAGACTACACCACGAGCTCTTACCCTTGGGAAGTTTGATGGAGGCGACTACTCGAAAGTTGCCGGAAAGCGAGAAGAGGACTTCTTTGTCGGTTTTAGTCTCAATCGACCCTGAGACGAAGGGTTGGCCTTTGTTAGTAGACGGGTCAACAGGCTTAGCTGTAAGCGAAAGAACACCGTTTTGGACAGAGACACACTCAGGAGTGTACCTCATCTGAGTATCATCGGACGAATTGAACCGGCCGTACCGTGAAGCCCAACGCGATTCGTTGAGAAAGTTGAAGTTGTCTAGCATAGTTTCTCCTCTCTAAGACACTCTTTAGGGTATATTCAGGTAGGGTCTTCGAACTTTCAGTCCAACCACTTTTCAATATCGTAACTAGTCAGAACTTCATCGAGAACTTCTTGATTCCCTACGAGAGGCCACTTAGCCCAATAGTGCTCATAGTCGTTAAGACCATTCTTGACCATTGCGTTGACGAGTGTCGTTTTGCTTAGGGAGTACACTTTGCGCACTAGAAGCTCTACATATGCCTTCTCCCTATTCGTCTCTGGCTTCCAGTCATATTCGGGGTCGAAGCAAGGCTTGACGAAGCTTTCGTTTAGTACTAGAAAGAACTTGTAGTCCCTAGATGTTAGCATTTCTGCTACGTCTGGAAACGCATCAGCTGCGTCTTGAATTACTTTGCGTACTCGGGAGTCGCATGTGGTCAGGTATACATCCTCGAGTTCGTGGAACAGCATTAGTACAACCTTTCTAGTCGAATAGCGGGACTACTCACGTCAGTGTCTTTCTAGTACCGAAATGCGGTCGAGTAGTTCGTTCGGGTTGGTTGAGGACCCGAGTAGGAGTGTCTTCCCGTTGAGAAAGTCAGATTGGGACTGAGCCCAGGGAGAAACCCTTCCAGTGAACGGATAGACTCTATGAGAAACAAGTCCGAAGTCTTTAGAAGCCAGGAAGGTGGAGGCTTCGGAGAGCTGGTAGACTTCCATTTGAGTCGAGAGGTACTCTTTTGTGAAGTGGAAGAAGTTCTTAACTGTTCCGTTGTGTTGAGACAAACTCATCATTGTTTGGATCGAAAAGACTTTCTCCCCGGTTTTCGGGAAGGGAGAGATGAGATACCCTCCCGACTCATTCTCGATGAACACCGAACCTTTGAAGTGTCTACGGAAGTCGTCTTCACAGTAGAGTTGGAAGCCTGGAGCAGAGGTTTTCACTCGATAGATCCCTCCTGGACGCTTTTCTACTGCCGATACACGCACACTAGAACGGTCTACTGCGATGTGATACTCCATTAGTCTTCGAGCTCCTTGAGGTAGTCGATTTCGCTGAAGCGATCTTCCGGGTCGGTTACGTAGTAGTATCCGGCCGGAACTTCATCGTCTCCTGCGTAGAATCTTGTGATTCGGTCGGCTACCCTGCGAATCTCGTACTCTACATGGTCCGTAGTCGCTGAGTCTCCGAACGCCTCCCAGCGTAGTTCATCGCAGACTTCGTCGATGTCGTTGAAGCAACGGTTGTCTTCCGAGATTTTGAGAGCTTCTTCGAACTCTTCTCGTGTTTCAATCACTTCTTCTCCTTAGAAGATGGGTTCTTACACCACTATTTTATAGGATTTCTTATAAAGAATCAAGTGGACAAAGAGAAACCCGCACCACCATTGAAGAGATGATGCGGGTTTCTACTAGAGCGAAGACTTGTCACTAAGCCGATTAACGATGGCGGCAATTTCGCAATCGAGGAAGTGGGTAGCAGGGTTGAAGCCAATGGAGTAGCCCCATTCGTCTTCGTCGAGCTTCGTGAAGAGGCGTCCGTCAATGAAGATATCAGTTCCGACCTCAAGTTCGCTGAGGTCAACGTTGACCTTCTCGTTGGACTCAGGTCCTCCCCACATCGTGACTCCGGTGGGAACGTTGAAGGACTCTCCGATCGCGTCGGCGATGATCTCGTCGGTCTCGAAATTGTTTCGCATGATTGTTCTCTTTGTAGTTGGGAGACCTCCTGTTGGCCTCTATACCTATATTTTATAGGAAAACTTATAAACAATCAACTGGAAACAAAGAAAACCCGCGTTACTAATGAGAAAGCAACACGGGAGTTCTATTAGAGAGTGGAAAGCTTACCGCCGCCCAGTGTGTCGAGAACAGCGGCCATTTCACAGTCGCGGAGGTAGACACCGAAGGTGAGGTAGTACTCCCACTTGTCTACTTCATCTTTCGTGAAGAAGCCGCCACCATTCAGGAAGATGGTGGATCTGACCGGAAGATCGCTGAGATCGACGACAATATCTTCGTCAGAGTCGTCTCGAAGTGTAACTACGATCGGGAAGCCGTCGTACTTCCCGATCGCGCCGTCCATGAGGCCTTCGATCATTTGGTAGTTGCCATAGTGTTCTCCTTTGTGTTAGAAAGTGGGTTCGACGCGGGGAGGAAAGTACTCGAGTTGTAGGGGGAATCCGAATCGGGCGATGTCGTTAGCGAAGTCCTCCGGAGAGTCAAGCCTCTTGCCGTCCTCGGTGAAGTAACGGTCTACCTCTTCCATGAAGTAAGTAGACGAACCGTTGACGCGGATTACGCCGCCCTCCTTCATAGAAAAGCCGTCGAGATAGAGCTTGTAGCCGCCGAAGTCAATTCGCTCGTCTTCAACAACCGCTTCGAACAATTCGTCTTCGTCCTCAAAATCAACGGAACCCTTCGGAGAAGTCGAAGGGCCGTTAGTGTATTGAAGCGTAGGCCCGTCGGCGAGGTCGGAAGAGATTTCATCGTCACTCGAGAAAGAGCCGAAAACAGCGGAGCCAACCCAACCCCGAGAAGTCTTGTAGACGGTACCGGCATCGGAGGAGAAGCCTGTGCCTACAGGAACGGAGGAGGGGTCAACCTCGTCGCCTTCGACACTAATCGCGTCTCCCGCGGTTTTGGTACGGGCCGTTCTCGGGTTCGAGATATATGCTTCGAGGGTCGCCTTAAAGATGTCGGCGATCTCGTTAACTTCACTTGCGGTGAGTTTTCTCATGATAGATTCTCCTAGACAGTGGAAGGGTCTTCAAAGCTTAGGGGAAGTAGAGTGAGAGTTATTCCTCTGGCCAGTTGAGAAGATCGACCTGGGCGCCATTCTCTACGGCAGTTCGACCCATCATAGCGACTTCGAAGTCGTTGAAAACAGTGCTGTACGAGTCTGGTGAAACCCACTCGGAGATGAGTTTGAAGTAGTAGACCCTCTCGATACGTAGGAGAGTCCCGGGAAGTGCGTCGAGGATGTTGATGAAGGTTTCACACTCTCCTTCACTGGCTCGAACTATGAACTCTTGGCGTCTCAAAGTGTGGGTAGCAGGCTCGTCTACGAGGGTTTCACGGAGCTTCTCTACGAGCTTCTCGAATTCTTCGGCGTTCATTTTCTTTCTCTTTTCTTCGAATCGTGACCTCTACGCCACTTACTTCATGTCAAAACGTTGAGAACAGGTCTCTACGATTAGTTCGGAATAGGCCACTCAGACTCATTCCTCCAGACAGGCTCGGTCACGGGCCACCCCACGAGCGGAATGACACTTGCCTTGAATGCGATCCAGGAAAACTCCTGATTCGTGAGCTTAATATCGCCTCCATGCGCTAAATGCTCCCAGACGCCGTCCGTTTGGAGAACCCAGACGTCGTCCTTCTTGACGAACATGAACCCGTCGAGAGTCGCGGACTGTCCTTCGGCGAGGTACTCGAAGTTCACCCAGACAGGTCGAGTGTAGAACATCGTCAAAGCCGAGATGATAACAGGTTCGCCTAAGAGCTCGAAGAAATTCTCCTCGTCTCGAGCCTCTTCTACGAGTTCTTCGAGCTCTTCGAGATTCTTGATCATTGTCTCTCTCTCCTCAGGCGATGGCCGGAACTTTGACGACACTCTCTAGGAGGGTCGGGGCACCTCCGTGCTTCTTGAAGAGTAGAGCAAGGGCTTTGTCTACGAGGGGTACGGCTTCAAGCCACTCTCCGTAATGCCAAGTGGCACCTTCCTTGACGAAGATGAAACTCTGATACTCGATGACTGACCCGGAATCGAGCTGTGAAAGATCAATGTCCATCAGGGGCCAGAGCTTCGAGTCGTTGTAGACGTTCATTCGGATCGTCGACTCTACTTCTTCGAGATCGGAGAGTGCGACTTCGAGTGCCTCCCAGTCAAGCATAAAAGTTGTAGTGATCACTTCTCTTCTCCGATCTTGAGGATCTCGACGATCTTTCCGCTTCGACGAGCTTCACGACACTTGAAAGCAAGTCCTCCACTCGCCTCCGTAGACCACCCGCCCTCTTCTCGCCAGAGGTGTTCTTCGTAAGTGTAGGTCTCTTTTCCGACCTGGATCCGGGTGCCGCCCTTCGAAAGACTAAAAATGTCCACTCGGAACCCGGCGTGCACTCCCTGGGTCGGAGTGAAGCAAAAATCATCTCCGAGGACGACTTCGCCGGAAAAATCGGAGAGACAAGCGAGTCGAGCGGTTTCTTCCTCGATCGCGCTCTTGAGCTTATCCGAAAGTTCGTACTTCATGGTTGTTCTCCTTGTAGTTGAGGTCCTCTTCTCGGCCTCATACCTATATTTTATAGGAAAACCTATAAGAAATCAACTTGAACACAAAGAAAACCACCCTCAACAATGAAGCCAAGGGTGGTTTTCGAGGAACCTTCCTTAGAAGGGCCCCGAGGGCTGCTTTGAAGACTTCAGCGATCTCGTTGATCTCTTTGCAGTAAACCCTCTCATGTGATTCTCCTAAATGTGAGCAGGGTAGACTTCGAAGCGAAGCGGGAAGTTCGGGAAATACTCGGTGATTGCCTCCACGTTACCCTCAGGCGAGTGGGTTTCAAAACCGTCCTCAAACCTAATCCAGCAATCACCGGTGTGGGCTGATGAGGCGGTGACCTGGAAAGAAGAAGAGCCGTTAACAACGACTACGTCGCCTCCGGCCGCCTTCCAACCGTCGAGGAGGAGTTTGTAGCCGCCAAAGTCGATGGACTTGTTCTCAACGAAGGCTTCGTAAAGCTCTTCCTCGTTCTCGAAGGTGACGGAACCGGCCGGGCTAGAGTAAGGACCGCGTACGAACTTGGCCTCATTACCCTCATCGGCAGCCTGGGTTAGAATAGAAGCAAGGAACCCGTTATTGGGGGTGGCGCCACCCTTGGGGTAGTCTCCTAACCAACCCTCGTCGGTCTTGAAGGCATTACCAAGCCCTCCGTTACCCCTAGGCCAGCAAATACCTGTGCCTCTGGGAAGACTACCGAGATCCACGATCTCGCCGTCGATCGGGCACTCCTTACTCCCCCGGCCGTCCTCGTAGTACACGCCTCGAGAACCGCTTTGAAGACGTCGGTGATCTCATTGATTTCGTTTGCTGTGAGTTTTCTCATGTGGGACCTCTTTCTAGAAGTAGAGATTAGAAAAGCTCGATGCGAATCGGGAAGGAGAGAGACTCGATCCTACTCCAAGCGCTATCGTCTCCGAGATCGAGTCCGAGAAGTTCGCTTAGGGCATCGAAGCCACCCAGGAGAGGCCCCTCTTGGAAACTCCACCACGTGGACCTGTAGTGGAGAACCAGAGAACCGTTACTAGAGCGGAAGACATTGGCAACGCTGATAGACTTGCCAGTGAAGTCCGCGAAGTCGACCATAGTCCCATCCGAAAACTCGATAAGACCCAGGTCCTGAATAAGCTCCTCGACGCCTTCAGGACCACGAGCCTCCCAAACACCCTTCGGAGTACTAGTTTGAGGATTAAAGGCGACTCGAGCTCCTTCACAGAGAGAGTCACTCTCGAAAGCCTCGACGACTTCTAAATCGTTCGAGCCGAAAATCCCGTAACCAGCCGGGCCATACCAGCCGTCCAGAAGCTTGACGGCGAAGATATCACTATTCCAACCTTGAACGACTGCCTGGTAGGGAAGACTCGTCAGGTTGATCTGGTCTCCTCTAGGTCCCCAGAGGTTTGCACTGCCGGCGATTTTGTGGACTCTCTTAACCATTGCTTCCTCCTCAGTTGAGTCTCTCGAAGTGAGGACCGGAACCCCCATCTAAAGCCCAGTCAGCGAGTTCCTCACTAGACCAGAGAGTACCCTGGTCGTCAATCCAACCTCCGGGGGTCCGGAAGATGAACCAGTCACTACCGTCTACGCTGAGACAGGTACCCATATGTACATTCTCGAGATCGAACGTTCTATCGTAAACGTCCTCAACAAGAGTGGCCATTCTCTATACTCCTTCTAGTCAGATGCGGTGTTGGTAGACAGGCCCTAGAGCCCTTCACTCTTTAGGAGGTACTCACTGGGGGTTCTTAGAGAGTGAAGGTCTAGGGCGTCTCACTTTCAGTCAGAGACAATGTTCGCAGACGGAATCTTCGATGACTTCGCCTTCTTGAGGCTCCATGGCCAAAGCCCGGAGGGCAGTGAACGGAGCAATGTAGTTTTCGTCCGTAGCCCTATTGAGAATGATCTTGAACCCTCCACGCCTATAGACGCGGTCAGGGTACTTCTCTTCGAGTTCTTCGAAAGTCGAGAAAATCACTTTTGCAGCTCCTTCACGATCGTGTCCGTAGAAGTCGCGTAGAGTCGGACTTCGTTCTTTGAAGCCTCCAGGAGGAGGCCGAAGAGTTCTTCACTCGAATAGTACTTGTTTGAGGAGAGCCAAGGCCTCTCGTCGTTCCAAGCCCTCAGGAAAAAGTCTCCTTGCGAACTACATAGGACTGTTTCGGCGGGGAGTCCGTTGAGTTCTTCGGCGGAGTAAAGCGATATGACTCCGTCGTAAGGCCACTCGACTTTGACTACTTTCTCCTCCAAAGAGGCCATGATGTCGATGAGCTCTTCGAGGCATTCGTCGAGATTCATTCGTCCGCCCCCGGATCGTAGAGGCACTTGAATTGGCCTCCGAAGAGAAGAAACTTGAACATCTGGAAGCTATCTACTCTCCCCTTAGAGGTTGAAGCCCAATCTCCGCTAACTGTCTTCGTGAAGGATTCGCCTCTATAGTGGAGAATTGTCCCTTCCTCGAGAACGTAGAAGTCATCGACATTGTGGACCTCGAAAAGGACTCTTCTCTCGTTCTTGTCGAGAATCTCGATCGGGTCATCGAGTACGAGCCCGAAGAGTTCTTCCTGGACTCGGTCGAGTCGTTCGAAAGCGTTCTTGAGGTCTCCTCTGGAAGTCACGACTAAACTCCTTCGTCAGTGTTGGGGATGTGGATGAAGTAAATGGGGAAGTCGTCGGCTGCGAGTGAGACGAAGACCGTGAAGAGCTCTTTCGTAGTGAGTGGCCTTTCATGAAAGGTAGAAGCCCACGTGTCTATATTCTTCTTCATGTAGTAGTCGGCGTCGGCGTAGAGTAGAGTTCCGATCGGAAGACAGAAAAAGTCACAATAAGAGTAGACCAAGAAACTTAACCTCTCCTTCTTCTTCTCTTCTTTCTTCTTCACAGGAATCGGCCTCGAGAGCTTCTCCCGGGAGAGTTCACGGAGTCTCGCGTTGAGTTTTACTACACTCTCGTTGAGTTCTTTAGCGTCCACTCTCTTCTCCCTTCGAGGATTTGACCCAAGAACGTTCGGGTCGGTAGGCGAGTCGGATTGTTGCCTCATCGTCTACGGCTCGGAGGAGACGGATGAAGAAGTCGAAGTCCGTGAGGTTTCGGTTATCGTAGGAGACCCAGAAACCGTCGGTCGTCTTCATGTAGGCGAGTCCGTAGAAGGTGATGAGTGTTCCCGCCGGAGCATTCGAGATGTCCTTGAAGCTTCGAATCATCATCGGGTCGGCTTCGTCTTCCTGACGGATGAAGATGTCGAAGTAGTTCGGCGTGTTGATGAACTCGAGCGACTCTTCGCGGTCTTTGAGTGCGGCTTCGATGATTTTGTCGTGACGTCCCATTGCTCTTCTCCTCTCAGTGACGTCCGGGGTAGTAGGCGAGGCGAATCTCCATGTGAGAATCCGAGGCCCGGAGGAGAGAGACGAAGAAGTCGAACTCGGTGAGGAAGGTCCCGTCGTGGTAGACCCACATCCCCCTGTTCGTCTTCATGTAGGAGAACGTGTTGATCGTGATGATCGTTCCGGAAGGAGCATTCGAGATGTCTCGGAAGCTCTTCACCGTCATCGACTCGGCCTTCTTCTCTCCGGGGATGGTGAAGTTGATCTGGTTCTTCGCGTTGAAGATTTCGGTACCCTCGTAGCGAGCCCTCTTCGCCTCTCCGATGATCTTAGCGTAGCTCATTGTTCTCTCCTTGTAGTAGGAAGGCCTTCCTTATTGGCCTTCATACCTATATTTTATAGGATTTCCTATAAACAATCAACTGGAACAACGAGAAAACTAGCGAGAAATTGTGAGACACCCCCTACTAAGCGCCGTCGAGAGAATTTCGCGATAGACCACACTATGATCGACGAAGAAACCTGTCCAGGAAACCCAACCAGGACTACGCGAAATCTTCATGTACTCATTGTTGCAGACCCTGAGACGAACACCCGGAGCGAGACTATGAAGAGAAGAAATCGAGTGAACTGTGAAAGACGGTTCATTAGGAACCCGAGAGTGGATTACGATGGGCTCTTCGAGTTCTTTGCTGAGGACCTCGGTGACCTGACACTTGCGCTCCCAATAGGATTCGAGAATATCTTCATAGCTACTCATGAGTAGAGGTCCTTCCAGGAGGAGGCATTTTGCTTCCCTTCTCGAGAAAACTGAGGGTTGCGAAGCCGGACCCTTCGAGAAGACGAAGAACAGTCTCTGTGTCTCCAGAGGTGAAAGACGCCGAAGTAGACATCCTCCAGTAGGACGGGTTCACCTTCTTAAACTCGAAGATACCCGTCTTGATAACCCACCCTACAGGGAGACTCTCAAGATCGTTAATGTTCACTTGAGGACACCTCCAGGTTGATGAGGAAGGCGGGTGTACGAGTTACGAGGTGGGAGTCAAGGATAGAACCCACGACTTCGAAGCTCGAGAGATGAAACCCCAGCCCGTTGACCCAAGTATCCTTCGGGAGACTCACCTTAAAGAAGTGAGTATTATCCGAGAGTTTGATGTGAGACCCCACTCCGAGTTTGAAGAAGTCCTTGAACGAGAGAGGAAACTCTCCTCCATGGTCTTTCATCGGGAGTGAAGCATCCGACTCCATGAGTCTCTTGAGAGCTTCGTCGTGGTACTTCTCGATTCCGCACTTGAGTGCGTAGAGTTCCTCGTTCACTGGTTAGTCCTTTCTAGAAGCTTTGAGCAGCTACGTGTGCGAGTTTGATCTTGTCTCCGTAAAACACTCTAAAGACGAGTTTGAAGAAGAGGTCTTTGTCTGTAATTTGCACCCCTTGAGAATCGACCCAGCGGCCTCCGAACCCTTCGAGCTTGAGAAAGACAAGTCGACTATTCGTGACGAGGACGTCGCCTGGGACAAAAGTGTCCCAAAAGTCGTCGTAGTTGTGAATAGGCTTGTCCAGGTCAATGATCTCGAGATTCACGTCGTACTTCTCGCAGATGACTCTGTCAATCTCGAGACAGGCTAGATTGTAGTCCGTAAAGAAACTTTGAGTGACTTCGTCAGAGGCCATTGGGGAACCCTCCCTTCACGAGAGTCACAGAGTCTCCGTTATAGTAGTCTTCGGCGAGTGTGAAGAAGAAGAAAGAGTTAGACTCCTGGTTTCCGTGTCGATCAACCCACTTCTCAACTTTGCCGAACTTCATCTTCTCGACTTCTCCGTGAGTTCGAGTGTGAAGAACTGTCCCAACCCTCATCCGAGCAAGGTCAGTGAATAGAGTGATGGGTCGTCCGAGATGCGAAACTTCGATAGTCACACGGCCTTGAGGATCAAGTGCCAAGGCATGAAGTTCAGTCATCTTGATGCGAACTTCCTCGAGAAAGTTTCTGAGCATGATGTTCTCCTAGTCAGTGTAGAGGCAATAGAGAGACTCTCCGAGTGTGACTTTCTTAGCAAGGAAGTCGAAGAACTCGAAGACAGTGTAGTGTGTACCAGTACTCGAAACCCAGTACCCCTTCCCACCCATGTGAGTCAGGAAGAAAGTCTCCAGGCCGACTTGCACTACAGTTCCGTAAGTGATATGGTCGAAGTCGGCCGGGCATTGGACTGAGAGGGTTTTGGCGTTAGGCTTCGGAATGAAGTGAAGCCCCTCTACGCGAGAGTTGTGGTAGAGGTTAAGCCTCTCTCGGGTGTTTTCACCGAGTTTAGAGACGAAGTCGGCGGGAGTGATAGCGGTTTCGCTGTAAGACTTCCCGTAGACGGCTCGATTGTAAAGAAGCCGTGAGACTTCCTCGAAGGCCATGACGTGGTTTTCTCCGTCAAGACGGTAAGAAACGAGTCGAGGGAACTCATCGATGTTTCCAGATTCAACGCAGAACTTGTGGAGTTCTTCTTCAAAGGCGTCGAACCTGGTTCCAGCAATTCCGTCACTATCGGCGAGTCGGAGGTCGACAGAGTGGAAGATGAAGTCGAGAGTCGGATAGTAGGTCATATTTTTCACTCCAGGAAGAAGCAGGCGAAGTCGTCGAGAGGCATCTTGAAGATTCGGCGCCTACCCTCGAAGTTTTCGGAGTAGGTAACCTCATCAGTGTCTTCATTGTAGGCGCCACACTGTTCGGCGGCGTCTTTGATAAGATCCAAGGCATCTTCGGGGTCAAGTTCGCTGAAACCTCCATAGAAGCGCGCCTCAGTGAAGATGACGGACTCAATTTCTCTGTACGTAGCCGTTGCTTTTTCTCCTAGAGCCACTCGATGAAGTCCGCCGGAGCCTCTTCTCCACGGAAACGGGTAAGCTCCACGTACTCCCGAGACGAGTGGACCCGGTAGAAGTAGTCGGAGTAGTGGAGGGTCTGGTCAATCGGGAACATCTCAGTGGGGAGAACCCTGCGGTGGAAGAACTCCTCGTAGGAGAGAGTCTCGATAACCGGGGAGGCTCCGTTCTTCGTGATGAGGATCGGAGTCCAGACGTCGTCCTTGTAGATCCTCATCCAGTTCTCAACCTCCCCTTCTTCCACCTTGAACTCCTGGAGGTAGAGCTCCACCGGGGTGAGCCAGGAGGCGTCCTCCTGAGGGGTCTTGGGGAGAACCAGGTAGGAGATAGGTCCGTCATCCACGAGTGCCCCACCCTCGAAAGTCTTCTTCAAGGACTCGTGGGTGAAAGTCCTCGTGAAGTTCTCGTAGGCAACCTCGAAGTCTCCGTCCGGAGTCTTGAAGACAGGGAGAACAATGGTCTTGTTCGCCTCAACGATGAGGGTTTGCATGATGTCTTCCTCCTTGTATGAGAAGGCCTCTTTGGCCTTCTGTACTATTATTTTATAGGAAAACCTATAAACAATCAACTGGAAACACGAAACTCCTCCCAACCGATTTGACCAAACCTGAAAGGCTTGGGGAGTCGATTGGGAGGAGTCCTATATATATGGACTAGAAGGAACCAGGCTTGTGATGATCTCGAAGAACTTTGCGAATGTTCGGCTCGAAGAAGTTCGGACCCTTCATCACCTTCCCGTCTCCGCGATAGATCGGCTTACCATCTTCACCCAACTTCGAGAGATTAGAGCGGTGAACCTCCTCGAGAACGTCGTCGAGTGGGATTCCGAGCTCAAGAGCCATACCGTAAATCACGTAGACAAGGTCGGCTAAGGCGTCAGCGACTTCCACTTCATTGTAGTCTCCAGGATCCTTAGAAGACGGAAGCGCGTTCTTGATCGTAGTCGAGTAGATACTCGTCCAAGTCTTGGAGCCGTTATCGTAGACTCCCGAGAGAAGTTCGCAGAACTCCTCGAGAACGAGACCTACACGAAGTTTGACTCTCTCCGAGGAAGGACGATGGGGGGAATCGTAGACAGGCATATCGTAGACACGGTGAAACTCTCGAACGAGTTCGGACGGTTGCATAGACAGGACTCCTTAGGTGAAAGTTCTATGAGCGCTTAGCCCATATACTCGAGTAGAGGGATTGAAAGCTCTCTGAGAGCAAAACCCATATGTGGACTCAACGAAGACCCCACAAGACTGCAATAATATCAACGAAAACGGCGAGTGAGGCGAAGAACCCGAGTAGGCCGAGAATCTTCGAGAGGGAATGATAGTGTCTCGAAGACTTCTCAGAGACAAGCATCACCGCCTTGAAGAAACACTCGCGGGAGAGAAGAAAGAACACAGCTGCGAGAAGCGCGAAGAGAACTCCAAACGCGACTAAGATGATGGAAGACATAAGAGACTACTCTCCTTCAAGATTGACGGTTCTAGTGTGTAGGTCAAGAAGCGGGGAAGAGACAAGACTCTCCAGAAAATCGGCGGGAAACTCGCACTGCTCCAAAGACACTCCGAGATCTTGAAGAAGCCTAAACCCCGCGTAGGAGGGCCTATACTCCCTCACATAGATGACACGGTCGATTCCTCGGGAGGCGATAAGCTTGCAACACTCTAGGCAAGGACTATCGGAAATGTAGAGAGTAGAAAAACCCTCCAGGTCCTTTTCTAGAAGAGACAGGACGGCTTCCTCAGCATGAATGGTCCTCACACAGTGGCCATCGGACATGAGGTGTCCAGCCTCGTCACATTGGGGTCCAACACCCGAGTGATTGACGCCCCAACCAACAACAACTCCATCGATTGTCAGACAAGCAGCGACTCTACGACGATCGCAAGAACCCTTCGAACTTAGGGCCAAAACCCCCGCACTCATCAACGCGTCATAGAAGACACTGGGCGGAAAGTTGCTATATATATATGGGGTGGGGTGAGAGGGTGTGGAGGAATTAGGGCTCACAGTGTCTCCTCAGTGAAGCATTCTCTGAAACATATCTCTCCATATATCTCTTCTATAGTTAAGTTGAGTTTGAGTAGTGAGTTCATCGCGAGATTCGGCTCGAGGATTTGAGTGAGGAGATCGCAAGAATCGAGTTCTGTGATTCCTCTCAGTGAAGTTGAGAGAAGTTTGTCGTGAAGATCGGGAGCGAGTTTTGAAGAGAGAACCTCCGCGACTTCTTCGAACTTGATCTTATCGTAGTAGAGCTTTTGGGCTTCGAAGTCAACCGAGTCGAGAAGATCGCTTAATTGAGAGAGTAAGACTTCGGAGTCTTTCTTCAGGAACGTGTAGACTTCGGAAGAGGGTGAACCTACCGCGAGTTTGAGAACGCCGCCCTTGATCTTCGGGGACATCGAGAGTGTGAAGTCTTTAGAGTGAAGATAGAGTGTAGAGGGTTGAATGATGACTCTATCGAAGTCGAGGTTTTGAGGGAGTTTCGCTGCGAGGGTTTTGAGAACCCCGTAGACGGGAGCAGGACTTTCACGAGGATAAGAGTCGAGAATGTTTCCCGTCCCATCCGTGTTGAGGAAGACGACTTTCTCGCGATTCTCTTCGAACCAGGTTTTGAGAAGAAAGTCTCGAACCGTGACGGATTGCTTGCTCCAAAACGTTTGAGAGGCGTCGAAGAGCTTCACGAGAGAGAGAACGGCTTCGGAGTAGAAGTGGAATTGCTTCTCTCCAATGAGTGTGTCTACTTCACCGTTCGGGAAGGTTTCGAGAACTGTTAACTCTCCAAGAGACGCTTTGAAGACATCGTACTCCTTGAACTGATCGTATACTTCAGCGATATTCATGCTACCTCAATCCTCAATGATTTCGAGCTCTTCGGGTTCGAACTCCGAAGCGTTGTCGAGTTTGGCGAGGATTTGCTTCATTTGATCCTCGGTGACGACTTCACGAACTGCTTGAATGATTTGAGAGAGTTGAGCCATAACCTCGACCATCGAGGAGTCTTCTTTGGCTTCCTTCTCAAACTCGTGAAGCGTCTTGGCAGCGTCGAGACCGTCCTTCGCTGAAACGATTTGAGGGTTCTCGACCATGTTTTGGAAGCCGATCTGCATCATGGTCTCAGCGTAGGAGGAGTCTGTGACGAGTGAGTCTACCATTTTCTCGAGGCTTTGAGAGGCTTGAAGAGCTCTCTTCTCGAGGCTCTTACGCACAATCCACGACTTTGGAGGCATGTGGTTGTGTACGTGGTTGTAGAGACTCTGGTAAGAGATACCTTCGCCGATCTTGCGGTATTCCTCATTTTGAGGCTCGATCATGCGAAGAATCTCAGTATAAGCGAGTCCGGACAAGACTAGAGTGTTGATAGTTCCGACGAAGTCTCGACCCTTCTTGCAAACACGGCATCTAGGCTCATAGGTGAACTCGGGGTTGCCTCCGCCGAGTTTGACCGGAAGTGCTTCTTCGAGTGGAGTACCACCGAACACTTTATCGTCGTAAGTTGCTTTCATCGGTCTTCTCTCGCCTTCCCCCAACCACGCTTACGAGAGTTCGGGTTGTAAGCTCTCGAGAAACTCCCGGAATAAAGAGAAGCTTCGGGGAAGCCGTTCTTGTTGTAGACCTCACGAGTTCTACGATACTCGATTTGAGTAGCCAAGAGAGTCCTTCTCTTCTCGGCCGTACGCTTCTCCGGAGGGAGATTGCGTCTCCACTCCACTAAGAGGCCTTCGGTGAGGTCCTCTAAGTGTCCATCAATCCCGTATTTCATAACCCCAGCTCCTCGGCTAGAATACGAAGTCCTTCGGCGGCGACTTCCTTGATGTTGTATACCTTGTTGTACTTCAACCCTGTGAGAGTTGAAACGGCTCGAGAGTAGATGTAGACTTCGTTGACCGCTTCCCGATGAGAGTCATCGAGTTTCAAGACGCAAGCCTTGATGTCGAAAATCGTGAAGTCTTCGCCCAGGATGTTGAGAAAATAGCATCCCTCCCTCTTCGAGAGTTCCTCCCAAGCGAGAAGATTCCTCAAGCATCCTTCGAGAATCTTGAGTGCCTTAGTCCTCTCCACGACGAATCCTCCATTCGCGAATACGTTCGAGAATCCTCACAACCTGGCGAGTCTCTCTTTGAAGTGCATCCGCCTTACTCCACAGGAAGTAACGGAAGAAAGCTTGATAGCGTTCACTTTGAGACTCTCGAGAAGCTCTCGCGGACTTGTCGGTTTGAGTACCATCCATGTATCCTTCGTAGAAACTATTCCATGAATCGTCGGCGATGTGTTTGGCGAAAGTAGCCTCCAGGAGAAGATCGGAGACACGCTGTGAGAGAATGATTTGCTCTCGGGAGAGTTTGAGAAGAGTCTCCTCAATGTCTTGACCTGTGAGTAGAGACCAATCCTCCTTCGGGTTGCCTTTACGGTCGAGCTCCCAAATGATTCGACCCTTCTCGTCTTTGAGAAGAATGCCGTTCGAGTTTACGGCGGGTTTACGAACCATCACGTAGAGGTCGTCTAAGGCTGCTAGAGTGGATTCGAAGACATCTCCGATCATTCCATCCGAAGCGGCTTTGATTTGAGAGAGAATGGCTTTGTCATCTTGCCTCCAAGTGTAGGAGAGACGACGAAAGAGGCTATTCTTCCTGCGAAGTGAAGCGACTCCATCCGAGAGTTTCGTCTCGGTTACGTCAGAGTCGATGTCTTCCTGGTATTGCTTACGAAGCTTCTCAGCGATTTCTCCGTAAGGGTCTTTCCCCTCATCGAGTGAACTCATCCCACCCACCCTCCTTGAACCCTGTGTAGGCAATGGCGATAGCGTCGAAGACGTCGGGTTTGACACCCTTCTCTTCTTTGAGGTTGAAAATCTCGGAGACGCTCAGGCGAACATCGTCCTTGGAAGCGCGGTAGTTGCCTGTCACGAACTTCTTGACAGAAACGGCCGCGTACTCCTTGTACTTCCTCTCTCCGAGAATAGCGAAGGACCTCAGGAAATTCTCGGTTCCAAGAATGCGATCTCTTTGACCCATGTGTTGAGTGGGGACACGCTCAACGGCGATGGCGTCAATGTGTCCAATCTTCTCCTCGGCTCTATCCAGGAAGTTACGTAAGGCGACCATACCCTCGATCGTCTTCCCGTTGAGAGTCGTCTCCTTGAAGGTAGGAGAGAAGAGACCTGCCTTCACCAAGACACCGTCCTCGAGGAAAGCGTACCCTACGTTAACCGCTCCCGGATCAACGCCCAACACTAACACTTAGTTCTCCTTCTCTCTAAAAGGAAGCTTGTTTTCGAGAAGATGAGTGACCCAAGCCCACTTTTCATAGACCGGATCGAGAAGTTCCGGAGTAGACTTGACGATAAACTCCTTCATGCGGTAGGGGTACTCGGTTTGCACCATGAGGATGATGCATCTCTTGAGGCCAAGCCAGTGCATGTAAGCGTTCATCTGGTAGACCCACTCCTTTTGGGGAGCAGACATCCTCATGAAAGTCGAGGAGGTCTTCGTCTTGATGTCGAGAAGAAAAGTCTCACCTGAGGGATGGTCGATGATGCCGTCAACGTACCCTCTACCGTGAACCTCGTGGTTGTGGACTTCACGCTCGATGTTCTCCGGCTTAGCAAGTCCAGCTTGAATGAGTTGGGTTTGAAGAATCGCGTGGTAGGTCTTCCCGATGGAAGCGGCCATCTCAAGCCCCATACTACGATGTTGAGGCTTCACTTCTCCTAACCCGTAAGCGGGTGCTTTGGCCTCATAGAGTGCTTTGGCGGTGGGGAGACACTCCGAAGAAGGGTGAAAGTACTTGTCCCCGAGGCCTCTATAAGGACCCGAGTCAACCGTTACGGTGTAGTGGTCAGGCCAATTGTCGGAGAGAATCGACTTCTCCAGGTAGGGGACGAGAAGTTCGCCCTTACCAAGAGAATCAAGTAGTCTAGTTCCAATCACTGAGAAACTCCTCGAGTTTGTTCATTTGTTCGAGAATTCTAGTCTTCATGGGTGGAGTCTTGTAGGCGTCGTAGAGTTTCTCGAGAAAGTCAATGACTTCAACGACCTTCTCTAGATCCGGCTTGACAGGTTTAGGTTGCTCTTTGAGAGAGAGAAGCTCGGAGAAGTCTCGGAGAGGGAGAGTGATCCAATCCGACTTCTTCGTCTGTGAGCCTTCTTCGTATTCGAAGCGGACGGGAAGTGCGAAGGTTTTACCCATCCCGCGCGCCTTCTCCTCCCAAGAGTCAAGGAAGACTCTCTCAAGGCTATACGACTTCTTTCTCGTAGCCTTGCAATCAACGAGGAGAGGGAAGTTACTCTCCGTCCAATGTCCCGGAGTTACGCCGTCCCCTGGATCGTTGAATTGATTCCCTGAAGAAATAGTGAGAGAGAGGCCGAGTATTTCAGCGACCTCTCTCTCGTGTGTTTTCCAGTCAACTTCCTGAGTTGAACCCTGATTACTCATGTCCTAATTATATAGGAAATCTTATAACCCATCAACCGGAAACCTGGAAAAATTGTAGGATCTAGTCTTCGTTGAGTCGCTTCAAGAAGCCGGTCTCATCGAAGTCGGAACCCACAGCGTTATCGATATCGAAGGACTGGGCGACTCCTTGAATCTCGTGGCCTTTGAGCTTCGCGAGAACCTTCTCTTTCAAAGCCTCCTGGATCTCCGGATGCTCCTTCACGAAGAGAATTACATTGTCCTTGCCACGAATCTTACCACCTGGGAACTCGGGGTAGGTGTAGGTTCCTCTCGCCGGGTTCTCGATGACGCCCGCCAGCATAGCCAAACGGGTGATCTCATCGAGGAAGTCGATTCCAAAGCCATACTTCGATTCGAGATTGTAGAACCAGAAGTAGGTCGAACGTCCAGGAGCGGAGAGAGAGTTCTTGTGAACCTTGGCAACAACCGAGAACCCCACCTGCAGGTCATCTCCATCGACCTTCTCGAAGACTTTGCCTTGACCTCTCTTGAGTTCAACACGAAGAGAGGCGGCGTGTTGCCAAGACTTCCCGCCCGGAGTCATTAGGCGATGGTAGCCGGACATGTCTTCACGGATCTGGTTGATACCAATCGTGCAAGTCTCGTACTTACCGGACATGATTTGAGCGAACTGCGAGAATCGGGTGATGGCAAGAGCGTTGCCACCAATATTCCCGATCTCAGCAGACTTGCCTGTGACCCTCTGAGAAGGAGTACCACCGATAGAGTCGAAGACGGCGATAGCGCACTCTCCAGTGGAAACGGCATCCGTGTACATATCGGTCGCTTGCTCTACGTGATCCGGAGCAACTACGATAACTCTCTCCCAATCTTCAACAAAGGCCTTCACCCAATCAGGAGTCAAGCGGTGTTCTGCGTCGATGTAGAGGCAAAACCTATCCGGGAAGAGTTTGAGGCAATTGTTCACCGCGTGGAGAGTAATTGTCGTCTTGCCTACGCCTGGGGCCCCTGCGAACTCTACGACTCGGTTGGTGGGGAGGCCCCCGACACCTGTAGCGTAGTCGAGCGCTAAGGAGCCGGTTGAGAAGGTACGGTAGGGTGGAATCTCGGAAGCGAGCATTGCCGACCTCTCACCGTAACGGTTTTGGAGTTGGGACTTGAGTGCTTCGAGTGTTGAAATACGTGCCATGAAAAAACCCTTTCTAACGAAAGAACTCGTACTCGGGAGGGGTAGTTATAGTGGTCCCGATATCTCTCGTGTCTCTCCCCTATAATCAATCTACTAAATCGAATGCTAGTCTGGTAGGGTAGGGGACGGAAAACAGAAACCTAGTCTTCAAGGTAGTCAAGACGCAAGACTTCCTGCACCATGACACCTCGATCGAGTCTCTTGATTTCGAGAAGAACGGGTCGACCGACCTGGTAGAGAATCTTGTTCGGAACCCACTTGTTCGAGAAGACGGTCGCTGGGAAGACCTCCTCATTGTAGGTCACTTCGATGAAGGCCATCTCACCGTTTCGGGCTTGATGGGTGCGGAGACTCGAGATCATGCCACCGATTCTAGCCACCTCACCGACTTTGAGCTCATTCATCTCTCGAGGAGTCTTGAGTGCCATGGCGTTAAGAATGTCGAGATACTTTTCGAGAGGGTCTTGAGTAATGTAGTTTCCAGCGAGCTCCATCTCAATGTCGAAGATGACATTCTCGTCGGAGAGGTCGGGGACAAGAGAGTCGATCTTGTTCTTCTCATAGAAGTACCTGAGGAGTTCACTTCTATTCGGGTTGAGAGAGTCGAAGGCACCGATTTTGATGAGATTCTCGACAACGGTCTTCTTCCGTCCACCTCTACCCGAGGTCTTGGAGAGGTAGTCGTCGAGAGACTTGTAGGGGCGATACTTGAGAATCTCCTTAACGGCGGAAGCGCCTACATTCTTGATGTCCCCAAGACCCCAGCGAATACCACTCTTGGTTAGGGTAAACCTCTCGTCGGACTCGTTTACGTCCGGAGGGAGAATGGGGATACCAGTGCGTCGAGCCTCCTTCACGTAGAGATTTGCTCTACCCGGATCGGTACGCATGAGAGCCGTGAGATACTCTCTCGGGAAGAAGTGCTTCTCATAGGCGCCCCACGTCGAAATCATGGCGTAGGCCTGCGAGTGAGCCGAGTTGAATACGTAGATACCCGCCTTCTCGAGCATCCTCCAACACTCATTGGCGACCTTCACAGGGTCGCCTACGCACCCTTCGAGGAACTTGGGGTTCTTGACGCATCGTTCGATGAACTTAGGCTTCTCTTCGAGCATCTTCTCGAAGAGCATTTTACCCATGATCTTGCGAATACCATCGGCTTCCACGAGGGAGTAACCGGCGAGAACCTGGAAGAGCTTCATGACTTGCTCTTGGTAGACCGCTACTCCGAACGTAGAAGCGAGAACCTCGGACATAAGCGGGTGCGGAGTCTTGATTTCTTCCTCACCCATTCGGCGCTTCATGTAGACGTCTAGCTGGCCCGACCTCGTAACACCAGGACGGTTGACAGCGATGAGGTCGGCGATGTCTCTCTCGTTTTTCGCCTTGAAATCGGGGAGAAGTGACTTGAAGGAAGTCGTTTCAATCTGGAAAATACCAGTTGAGTCACCTCCGTTGACTTGCTCCCAAATCTCAGGTAGAGCCATGGTCTCTTCGGAGAGTTGATAGAGACGCTTCGGGTCTTCTTCTCCGTGTGCAAGCCTATCACACTCCATGAGAGTATCAAGATGGCGAATACCGAGAATATCATACTTGATGAACCCGAGTTTCTCGACGGTGGGTCCATCGAACTGCGTGACGATCTCGTTGTTCTTGACTCGGAGAGGGAGTTGACCGATCAGGGAGACGTCCGAGATTAGTGTTCCAGCGGCATGCTTGGAGGACTGGCGAACCATGCCTACCATCTCGGACATCTTCTCGAAGAGACGAGGGTACTTGGTAGCCCAGGAGGCGAGTTCTCCACCGGTCTCACGAAGAATCTGGTCCCAGGAGACCTCAATTCTCTCCGTATCAAGGTCCTTGACTTCGTTGATGACTTCGGACATTTTGTTGACGTCTTCGAGCGGGATTTGAAGCGCTCTACCGAGATCTCGAAGAAGACCCCGGGCCTGGAGACGCGAGAACGTTCCAATACCGCAAACCCTATCACGTCCGAAACGCCAGGAGAGATACTCCTTGACTTGTCCACGGTGTGATTGAGGGAAGTCGAGGTCGATATCCGGAAGACCACCGATTCTCTCCTCAACTGAGACCACTTCGCCTACGAGATCTTCACCGAAGTCTTTGTAGTCGATCGACTTCTTCTTAGTCTCTTGGAGTTTGATGCGGTCACCGGGCTTGAGGAAGCGAGCCATCACTTCGCTGCCATCCTCGAGGAAGGCTCTCTCACCGGGGCCAAGAGTTAGAGTCTCAACTCCAACGTCGATGTAGAGAAGAGAACCTCGCTGAGGATTGAGGAACCTCTCGAACATGAGACCGTATTTAATAGGGTCGATCTCAGTAATGTCGAGTAGGAAAGCTGTTAAAGAACCTCCACCCGAACCACGAGCAGGTCCTACAAGCCAAGAAGACTTCTTGAAGGGAACGGTCGCAGGGTTCTTGGCAAACTTGCAATAGTCGGCTACAATATTGAAGTAGCCGGGGAAACCTTTTGCCAGAATAATGGAGAGTTCGTAGTCTAAACGCTCCCGGTAGTTCTCGAGAGTGTCGGGCATCTCAACACCGGCATCGAACTGCTTTACGATCTTCTCTTCGAAGCCGGACTCTACGTTGGAGAGGAAGAGTTGCTCGTCCTTAATAAAGTCCCCGGTAATGAGAGGCTCGTGGAGTTTCTTGCTAATTTCAACCCCTCTACACCTCTCGGCAATCTTGGAAGTATTCTCGATCGCTTCCTCGATGATGTCGTCACTAATACCGTGTCGATTCATCCAGTAGTAGATCTCATCATCGTCCATGATCCAGGCGGCGGTTTCGCCTCTAGTGTCGAACTGGTCCTGGTTCGTAGACATTGCCCAGACGATCTGGTGATTCTCGAAGTGGCATCTCTCGGCGTAGTGGGCGTCATTCACTACGATGAGTCCTAAGCCGAGTTCACGAGCGAGTCGGACCTTCCCGTGGTTCATCTTGGTGATTTGCTGGCTCACCTCGAGATCGTGAGGGTTCTTGGAGTCGATCATCTGCCATGTGTGAAGTTCGAGGAAGAAGTTCTCCTTCCCGAAAACGCTGATGAACTTCGAAACCCATGCCTTGGCCTCCTCGTACTTGTCTTCGACGAGAAAACGAGCCGTGTTGGAGAGAAGACACCCATCGGAGGCGATGAGACCTTCACTGTACTTTCTAAGCATCTCCCAATCGGCGAGAGGACGATAGTAGAAACCCTCAATGTAGGCGAGGGAAGAGATTGCCCAGAGGTTAGAGAGACCTTTCGAGGTTTCGGCCCAAACGCAATAGTGAGAATTGAGTCGAGACTTCGCCTCTTTGGTCTCTTCGATGGAGTCTACGACATAACCCTCCATGCCGTAGATCGGAGTAATGCCTACTTCTTTGCAGGCCTCTTCGAGAAAAATGTGGCCACTCACTTCACCGTGGTCAGTGAGGCCAACGGCCGTTCCGTTAATCTCCTTGACTCGATTGGCGATTTGCTTGATGGAAGCATACCCGTCAAGAAAGGAGAATTCGCTGTGTGTGTGAAGTGAAACGTACTTACCCATGCTTCCTCCTCAGGAAACCTACTCCCCGCCTACAGTGAAGTGGACGGGGAGTAGAAGAGAGATTACTTGGAGCGGTATTCGCGGATCTGGTCCTGGAGAGAAAGAGAACCCGCAGAGTTGGGAGAAGGCGCAGGTGCCGAATCACTACCAGGTCCGAGATGCTTCTTGTAGTAGCCTTCGGAGCCGAGAATTTCGAGGTAGTCCTGGACAGAGAGGTGGAAGAGCTCGGCGATCTTGTAGCGGTCTTCGACCTTCTCGGGATCGCGGAGTTCCTCAACTACGTCACACGGAACGATCTGGTACTTGGTGTCGAGTCCGTTACCGTGTCGGGTAATGGCGTAGTCACGGTCCATGATCGTACCGTAACGGGCGAAGAACCCGTTGAGGTTGTTCCAGAAGTTCGTAAGGGAGTTCTGGACGAAACCGACCTGGGGAACGGTGAGCTTTTCACCGACCTCAAGATCGAGGCCGAGAGTCTTAGCCTTCTCGGCGACCTCACTCGTAACCTCGACCTCTTCGGTGACATCGGAGTACTCGAACTCTCCACGAGAGATTTGCTTCTCTTCACGGAGGACAGCGAGAGAGATGGCAATGTCACGAGGACGGTAGGGACGAGTGGTACCATCCGCGTTCGGCTGGACCATATCCTCGCAAATGGGGCATCGACGGTTCTTGTCGAGCTCCTTGGTGCATACGAAGGTACGACGCTTCCCGTCGTTGCAGGGGATGTACTCGTGGAGACCTACTACAATGGGGTCGTCCGAAAGATTGCGGAGGATCTTGAGGTCACCCTGACCCGTAGAATCCTTCCAGTAGATCGTGAACCAGGAACCCCCTGAGTTCTGGTTAGCCGACTGGGCCGCCTTTTCAACTGCTCCGAAACCGCTTCTGAATGACATTGTGTTCTCCTAGGTGTATCTATGGGTAGGACTTTAGTCCGTACTACTAATTATATAAGAATTCCTATAATCCACCAACTGCTAGTTGCTTTTTAAGTCTCGCTTCACTTAAGAAGCTCACTTCCCGGTTTTCGAAACGCTTGACGACTTCATCAGGAGGAAGACCGGCAAGATCGTCTTCCTGACCCGTCTCGTTGACTACACTCACACTTGTGTAGTCGCTTAGACCTCTCAAGAGTCTCAAAGCCCCACTCTTGCCTGCCTGGTCATCGTCAAACCAGATCGTGACCTTCGAGTAGTTTCGTAGAAGCCTAATTTGCTCGTCCGAGACTTTGGCTCCAAGCGTAGAAGCGAGTCTTAGACCGGGGAGTAGACCTTTCTCTTGGAGGGTTTCGCCTACGAGAACCGAGAAGATTGACTCTACTACGAGGACTCCGTCGGACTCTTCACCACCCAAGTAGAGGACTTCACTCTTCGGGAACCCAGGCGAATTCTGGTACTTGGGTTGGCTTTGAGGAGGAAGTGCTCTCTTTTGCCACCCAACCAACTCTCCATTCCAGAAGAGCGGGAGGGTAATACGGTTCGACTCGGGGTCATACCCTACTCTATGGCGAATGATGACGTCATCTGAGACGCCTCGGGAGGAGACGTAGGGGTGAATGAAGTTCCAGCCATCGAGAATCTCGGGAGAATAGGTCGGGATTATAGGTTTAACCCTATAATCAGGCGAGAGAAGTTTGTTGATCTCCTCAAGAAAGGACTTGGAGTCCTGGTCTTGGACGCCTCGAGAGAGTTTCTGGATGACTTTGACAGCACCCTCCCAGGAGCCTTCCAGTTTCTCTAGAAGCCAGAAAAGGTCTCCACCTCCGTAAGCGAAACAGTGATAGAGTTTGTCGTCAACGCTTAGACAAGCCGTAGGAGTAGAGTCTCCGTGAGAGTGGTGAGGGTCAACTCGGTCGATGAGACAACTATGAATCAACTCGTCGCCATTGGAGGAGTGGGAGAGCGAGATGTTATCGGCCTGGTAGTAGTCGAGAACGTCTTCGGCGTCTATGTTCTTGACGACCTGCAGGTATTGCCTTTTGTTAGCCCTCGCAATACTAGAAAAGCCACTTCTCATTACTCTACTCCAGTCACACTTGCGATGGTTCCACGAGACTCGATCTTCGTTTGCCCCTTGAGACTCCAGTTTAGAAGCCACTCTTCAGGAGAACCGCGACGGATACCGAGAATCTTGAGGAACATAGAGTTGTTCGTACGAAGTTCACGTGACTGTTGAAGACCGAAGACGATGTCAGCGAACTGCTCAATCGAGGAGGAGACAGCGAGGTTTTGCATGCCAAGCTCTTCGCCTTCTTGAACGGAGGCTCGGTTCAACTGGACCGCCATGATGGTCGGAAACATCGACCCCTCGTCTTCGGAGATCGAGGACTTGAGGTCCTCCATGATCTCTTCGTAAGCAGAACGACGATCCCGATAGTCACGTCGAGGCTTGATGAACGAAAGCTGGTCAATGAGAATGATGTCCGCCTCAACCTCTCGTGCTCTATTCACGATGGACTGGACAGTGCGGTCATCTCGGGTAGGCTTCTCAACGTAGAAGTGTCCAAGAGAAGCGAACTCTTCCTGGGCCTTCTTGAGGTGGAGAACTTCTTCACGAGTGAGGTTGCCGTTGCTAATACTCGTCATGTCCAAACCGCTAATGTAGCCATCAAGGCGATCTTCCATGTCCGGAACGGAGACCTCCATAGAGACGAGTAGAGGAGTGAGACCTTTCCTTCTCGCTTCTACCGCCGACTTACAGAGAAGTTGGGTCTTACCGGTCTTGGCGTAGGCGGAGACGACAGCGAGTTCACCAGGCCTAATGCCACCGATGTGCTTGTCAACATCAGGGAGTCCGAGACCAAACGGGTCAGGGTCAAACTCAGAGACTCGAGTAGCGTAACGTGATTGTCTCTCAAGAACGTTCGAGGAGATGTCGGAGCGGTTCTTCCTCTCCGTCACCGAAGCGAGAACTTCCCAGAGTTCCTGGTAGGCTTCACGTGCCGATTCGAGAGGGAGTTCGTCTAGATCCTCGGCGGCTTTACGAAGAACATTCTGGACGCGGGTCCTCGTGAATCTCTCCTGGAGTTTCTCAACAACCCAAGTCAACGACTCTTCGGGTTCAATGACCTCGATGGAGGGAAACTCTTCGAGAAGAACCTTCTTGGTCGGAGTCTTGAGAAGTGAAGAGTCCTCCCAATACCGCTGTGAGAACTCGAAAGCGTTCCGGTAGAGAGGGTCGTAGATGTGTTCAGGGCGAATACCGAGGTCGAGAATCCGTCGAAGACGGCCTTGCTCGATGAATCCGAGTAGAGACTTGTCTAGATCGATCAAAAGATCGGCCTCCTTTCGCCTGAGAGAACTTCGTTGATTTGCTTAGAACCCATACTAGGACCTCGATGAGTTTCCGGAGCTCGGAAATCTTCGACATTCCACCAGATGCCTTTGTTCTTCTCGAAGATCAATGAGAGAACTTGAGGAGGGTAGACAGCTTCAAGGTCTTGCTTGGACTTGTTAGTAGTGATGAGTGTGGTTTGACCTGCTTGGGTTCTTCTTCGAAGAATCGTCTCGATGACCTCCTTCGCATGAACCGTCTCACGTTCACGGCCCAGATCGTCCAGGAGAAGAACCTCGGACTTGAACGTCTTCTCTTCGAAAAACTCTCTCCTAGCGTAGTCGTGGTAGCCGTTGTCGAAAGTCTCGATGAGTTGAGTTGCGGTCGAGGAGTAGCAGGAGACACCGGACTTGACCAGGTCCTTGAGAAGAAGAGAGAGAAGCATCGTCTTACCAACACCAACCCCACCACCAAAGAGGAGACCAAGACCTCGAGAGATCAACTCCTTGAAGTTGTCTCGGAAGAGAATAGCGGTTTCGAACGGGCCCCTCTCCTCGGAGGTGTAGTCCACCCAATCGAGACGCTGGTAGGTAGAGCCGATGTTGGAGACGCTGTAATGCTTCCAGAGTTGCCATTGGAGTTGGCAATCACACTCGTAAACAGTTCCACGAAACTTGTAACTCTTCTCACCACCACAAGTGGGGCAAAACTCGTCGGGGTCTCTCAAGAATCGAGGGTCTGTAGAGGCGAGGTAGGAGACTTCACTATCGGTGAGAAACCGATAGCGGAGAATCTCTCCCTTGATTGACCTCATTAGAACTCCTCAAAGATGCCAGAGACAACCGGCTTCTTGGCCTGCATAGAGACGACACCCGTCTCGTAGTTGACCTGGGTGGTCATATCGCGGTATTGAGACTCCTGCCAATCCGAGTTAGCCTTGAGAAACCATCCAGGGCAAACCGGACGATCTCCGTCGGAGTAGTGTCGGTAACCGGAGTCTCGCCAGAAAATCCACTTGAGGAGGAGCTTAGGAGAGATGTCTCTATCCTTGAAGAGTTCGGTCTTCTCGAGACGGAGTACGGTGTTCCAGAAGAATCTAGCGAACTTGAGTTCTTCCTCACGAGGAATGACCCTCTTCTGGTACGTCAAGCATAGCCAGGTGTAGTACTCTCCGAGACGACTCTTGTCGAAGTCTTCGACTCGAAGCGAGTACCTCTTCTCAAAGTTGTCAAGCTCTAAGAACTTCATTTGAACCTCCTGAAGTGTTAAAATGTGTCAGCGCCAGTCGTCGTTCTTGTAGAATCCGTCGTAGACCTTGTTGGAGTCACAAGAGAAGACGAGAAGTTGTGCAATACTAGTCCCTCTACGAACGTAGAGAGGGATGCTTGGAGTAACCGTCATTCCGGTCGAACCCGAGTAGCCGGAATCGTAGAGACCTACCTCACCGGAGGCACCCGACTTGAAGAGAGTAGAGCGTAGAATAGAGATAGCGCATAGAGAACTCGTCAAGTGCACTTTCTCGTAGAACTCTATCTGGTAGGTCTTGTGAGGTTCAAGTTCGAGAATACCGTCGAACTCTACTTCAACGAACTCCGGAAGAATACGCTCTTCCTGGGTCAAGTCGAGGTGTCCTCGGATCTCATACACTCGATGAACACGGAGGTCAATCGAGTTGCAGGAGATGTTCTCCTGGAGAAGATCGGTGACCACCCCTAGGGTGGCAAGACGTCGTGGGTTTAGAACCGCCGGGGTCACGAGAGTTCCTTCTCAACTACGGCGATAGCCGCTTCGAGACTCTTGAACGCACTCTTGAGGTCGTCTAGAGGCGTGTTGAGAGGAATCGTGGTTCTTACGACGGTCGGGTTGTTGAGCTTGATGGCGAGGATCAAGTTCTCTTCACGAGCGGTTTCGAAGAGTTCCCAAGCCGCTTCCTTGCTCTTGAGACGGAGAGCAAGCATTAGGCCCCGTCCATTGTATCCCTCAACAACGTTCGGGTACTTCTCCGCCCAAATACGGTATTGAGCCGTCATGAAACGAGAGCATTCTTCAACGTTCTTGAGTAGCTCAGGGGTAACCTGCTTGAGGATCTCAAGTCCAGCGGCACATACGATCGGGTTTCCACCGAAAGTAGTCAAGTGGGAGAGAGGCGGGTCTTGGAGCCTCTCGAAGTTCTTCTTCGAAGAAATGACCGCTCCGAACGGGAGACCACCGCCTCCGGCCTTACCGATAGTCGTGATGGAAGCTCGAACACTGTAGGTGTCCTGGGCGAAGAATTGTCCGGTACGGCCAAACCCGGTCTGGACCTCGTCAACTACGGTCATGATGTTGTTCTTGTGACACCAGGTGAAGAGCTCATCCACGAACTCCTGAGGTAGAGCTCTACAACCACCCTCACCCTGGACGAGTTCGACGAACACGCCACCCAGGTTCTCGAGGAAGTCGGGTTCTAGTTCTTCGATTTGGGTGAAGAAAGGCTTGAAGGGGTCAATCCAGCGGGTGCAAGAGTCGTCTACTCCGAAGCCTTCACGGTACTTGGCATTCCAGGTCAACTGCATCGGGCCGTAGCCTCGTCCGTGGAAGGCCTTCGTCAGTGCTAAGACGTTCTTCTTGCCTGTGATCTTGCGGACCATCTTCAAGGCGAGGTCGTTCGCCTCCGACCCGGAATTCTGGAAGAAGACTTGGCCTCCTTCACCCCACTTCTCAACGAGAGCCTTAGCGTACTCGACCTGGGCGGACTGGACGTGCTCTCCGTAGACCGTAGTGTGGCCGTAATCGAGTGCCTGTTCAACAATCGCGAAGGTAGCCTTGTGGTTTCTCGCTCCTAGGGAGTTCACTCCAATGCCAGAAGTGAAGTCGAAGAAGGGTCGAGTCTCTCCAACACCGGAGAAAGAGCCGTACAGGTACGGGCCCTCCGCTTTCTCTACGACGAGCCCGTAGGGGGACGGGGAGGTTTGAGCCACGTACTTTCGGAAGTCTTTCTGAATGGTCACTTAGATGCTCCTAACTGTGAGTTGCGGAAGATGGAGAAGTTGAAGGGTTCTACGGCACCGTCGTGAGCCCAATTCGTAGTGGGCTCCTGGGACTCACCGATGAGGCAAATACGTGTAGGCTTCCACTTCTCAAGAATTTTAAGAACCACTTCGTCCTTGAGTCTTTCTTCCGAAGCGATCGAGAGTGTAGAGACCCAATCCGGATTGAAGTCGTGGTAGGGCCCATCGTGGACGGAGAGTGTCGGGATGACAAGTGCACTCGTACCGGGAAGCGGGAAGATTTGACGACTAGAGAAGAACGGGAAACGTCCGGAGACTTCTACGCCTGTCGTGATTACTCTAACGATTGCGTTGTCTTCACCCTTCCACGGATGCTTAAAGGATCCTGCGACGGGGACGAACTCCGAGAGAGGAGCATCTGAGACGATGATCTTGGTGTTGAGACACCCCGAGCCACCTTCTACAGAGACATCCTCGGCGAGTCCTTCAATCACCTTGACGTCCTTGAGATCCTCCGGAGTAACGTAAGCAACCGAAAGAGCAGGTCCATAGAAGGTGATCTTGCCGTGGAACTTCTCCTGGTAGAAGTCGAGAACCTCATGAGAGCCATAGAGGATGAGACTATCGAGGTCTTCGAATACGAAAGTTTCTCGATTGAACTCTTGAATGCCGAGCTTCTTGAGGAACTTGCCAAGAGATTCTTTGTCCTCGTAGTCTCGACTCACTGAGACACGGAGTTCGTCCGAGAAAAGGAAAGGGAAGAAGAGAGACTCGTAGGGTGTCGTCGATCCAGTAGAGGCCAAGACCACTCCAACCTTCGTAGAGACGAGTTCGAGTTTCACCCCCTCTATGAAATCGAAGACGTAGTCCGAAGCACTACCCCTGAGGTAGTTCGAGACCTTCTTGGCTACCTTCTTAGGGAGGAGGTCAACGGCCTCGAGATACTTCACGGCCTTCTCTTGAAGTGCATCCTTGCGTAGGTAACTCATCGCCTTGCCCTTTCAGCTGAAATAGAACAACCCTTCATACTAGCCCCCGGGAGTCTCCCGAGTAGACGAATGTGATTCTTGTCTACTAGTTCGGCTCGGTCTTGAGTCTTGAGAGCGACACAAGTAGAGTAGAGGCCTGGGTCGAAAATAGTCAACTGGTTCGTCTCGTCGTCGATTCTAACCTGGACCCAATCCGGAATACGGAAGACTGAGTCGGTGCCTGTTCCCCAGAAGGGAGAGTTGAGTTCGGACATTCCGTACTCGGTTATGAACTCGACTTCACCCTTGTAGGAGAAGGTCTCGTCGAAAAGCTTGACGAACTCTTCCCGTGTGTAGTTTCGGGTGATACCCTTATAGCCTCCAGTGTCGGTGACGATTGGGTTCTCTCCGAGGAAGGGCTTGAAGCCAAGTTTGCGGATCTCCTCCATGACGATGATGAAGAGGTAGGAGATCCCGTAGAGGAAAAGCCTGTCACCGTTAAGAGACCGACGAGTCATCTCGATAACGAGGTTGGCTAGGTTACTAGCCACCTCGACTGTCACCTGAGGAGCCTTAACAAGTCGAAGAATATTCTCCGGCTTGAGCTTCTCACGAATCCCTACGTCGAACATGTAGGCCAGAGACGAGTGAGTCCATTCACTAGGAGTAGGAATGAAGGCAACAGCGCTTAGATGAGGAATATATCCGTAGATCTCATAGAATTGCTTGGTGATAGTCCTGTCATAGACCATGGTGTCCTCAAGCGGGGTTCGGGAGGAGTTACCTGAGGTACCCGAAGACTCCCAAACCTTCACCGGCTTAAACCATCCGGACTTGACGGGGAACTTCGACTCTTTGTAGATCTCGATGGGGATCGGGACAATATCGTCAACAGACTCCCACTGGGAGGCATCCTCCCCTTTGAACTCAAGAAACTTCTTGTAGTAGGGGTTTAGTTCGGCTTGAATCTTCGCCATCTCGAGAATAGTGTCACTTGTGTGAAACAGGTTGAGAGACTTGAAGGAGAGTTCCTTTAGCCATTCGAATTCGCTATTCATCGTCCTCGCTCCGTTCCCCAAATCGCTACGTGGACCCTCATCGAGAAGTTATATCCGAATTCGAGTGCCTTGTCGATGATGAGTTTAGCGTGTTTCTGGCAAGCCTCATGCGTTACACCCTCAGGCATAATCCAGACGCTTCTAGGACTAATGCCGACAGAGCGGCAAAACTCGCGAACTTCGTCGAGGTCTTCGAGAGAGGCACAAACGAACTTGAAGTCCGCACTACGAGAGTTGAGCTCCTTGAGAACCTCAGGCCTAAACCGGACTCGAAGAGGGTTCCCAGAATTCTCGAGTTTCGGAGAAACAGAGAAGAAGACGCGGAGGTCGTCATTGAAGTGCGGGGGCTTGAGGACCCCGGCCGTTTCGAACTGGACCAAGCATCCCTTAGAGAGGAGAAGGTTGACTAAACCCTGGATCTCAGAGGCCTGGAGGAGAGGTTCCCCACCTGTGAGAACAACCAGGTCACCTAGCCGAAGCCCGAGACTATCGAGCTTCTCAACGACCTCTTCGGAGGACATTTGATGCTCTTCGAGAACCTGGTTGTACATGATCCCTTCACGGTGCTTCTTCGCCTTGTTCTCAGTGAAAGCCCAGGTGTAGGGAGTGTCACAGAAGGAGCATGCGAGGGGGCAGCGAGAGGTTCTCACGAAGAAGGCTCGACGACCCGTGAATCGCCCCTCACCCTGGATCGTAGGCCCGAAGACTTCGTTAATGTTGAGGGTCATAGTAGTTCTCCTTCCTTAAGTTGTGCCTTGAACTTCTTGAACCCGTACTTGTCGAAGAAGTCATTGAGAGCGTCGATGTCGATTTCACCGGGGAGAAACTCACAGCTACTAAGAGGGAAGTTGGAGTAGGTTGCGAGCTCTCCACTCAACTTGATGAGCCGGTAATTAGTGCGGACTCGCTCAACTTCCTCTTCGGTGAACTTGTCGTATTCTTCGAGAAGAGCGTCGAGATCGCCGTACTCTTCGATAAGCTTCCTGGCTTTGGCAGGGCCAATACCCTTGATTCCTGCGATGTTGTCGGAAGAATCACCGGTCAAAGCCCAAATCTCAGGCATACGACGGGGAGTGAGAGGAAACGCGTCGGACTTCTTCTTGTTGAAGATCGTCTCCGGAGCCTTACCCATGGAAGGCTTCACGACGGTGATTTTGTCACTGATGAGCTGGCGAAGATCGTGATCCGTGGAGATAATCACCGAAGGAACACCGAGTGCCTCTGCGTTGAGTGCCGCTGCCGCCATAATATCGTCGGCTTCGACGTTCTTCTCGCGGTAGTGTCGTACTCCCAGGAGACTAAGAGCTTTCTCCAAAGGACCGAACTGGGTGAGAACCCCGTCCTTCTCCGAGTGAACTCGATTCCCCTTGTAGTCCTGGTCGAGAGAGGAACGATACTCACTCTTACCCCAGTCAAACGTCCAGAGAATGTGGGTCGGCTGGAAGATCCGGTAGTACTTGAAGAGAGAAGAGAGTGCTCCGTAGACGCCTCCGGTCAACTCTCCGTCGGCGTTCTTCAAGTACTCATATCCATCCTCGGTCTTCCAGCGGTGGGCAAAGAAAGCTCGAATGAGAAGATTGTTCCCGTCGAGAATCAGGAGGAGAGGATCTTTACTGGCGGCCATAGGTCCATCCGGAATCTTCCAAGGCCTGAGCCCTCTTGAGTGCCTCAACGTCTCCAACGGCATCGAAGTAGAGAACAAGGTTGTGAAGAGACTTCACGGCCTGGTCGGCGAGAGGCTTCCACTCGAACTTGAGTGCGGGCCAATTCTTGTCACCTGAGTCTTCAACTGACTTCCAGGCACTGAGATTGAGTCCAGCGGCAAACGGGGCGGTAGTATCGTTACTACGAAGGTTTGCCGGAACCTTCTCCTCGAACTTCTTGTAGAGGGAGAACTCCCAGAGAGTGTTCATTCCCAGGAGGTGGATCTCCTTCTTGCAGGTCGCCTGGAAGTCTTTACTAAAGAGGAAGGCGGCACGTCGACGGGAATGCTCCCAGGACTTGTGACTCGTGGAGAAGGATGGGAGCTCAATGTCGGTCGGGGTCTCGAACAGGAGATCGTACGGGATGCCAATCGTCGTGATTCGGTCGTCTTCTTCGTACTCTCGGAGAAGTTCGAGAACCTTGTCTCGGTCGTCTCCCTGGAGAACCGCCATGATTCCGGTCCCATAGGGGATCTGGTTGTTGGAGTCGTCCAGGAAGGAGAAGGTACGCTCTCGGGTCTTCTCGAGGTTTCCGAGAACATCTGGGGCAATGACCTCGTAAGGCTGAATCTCAGAGATCATATCGAAGAAGCGAGCTCCGTAGAATCCCTCTCCGAGTTCGTCCGCTCCGTTGTCGAGGATTAGAGGAGCGGTTCGGTTCTCGTGGAGGCTTTGAGTGAGCTTGAGAGTGCGCTTCTTGTACTCCGGGGATTGCTCTACGAGGTGTGCGAGAGCGTAAGACATGGAACCGAGGTCCCAATGTTGCGCTTCGAAAGGTGGATTAACTGCTGCTTTCATATCAACTCCTTACTAATATTATAAGTTTTCCTATAAAAGACTTCAACTGGAACAGGTTTTTAGGAACATCTTTTCATGTTCAGGATTGAACGGAATTGCCTTGGGAAGGTTGAAGTCTACACACCACTCCTCGATAGGAGCTCGATCACCACAGGCATGATCGAAGAAGGCTTGAACGAAGCGGAGACACTCCTTGAACTCTTCCACGTCAACCGTACCCCAGAAGAAACGGAACTCAACTGTGCCATGCTTACGAAGACTACGAAGATTCACTCCCGTTCTAGGCGTAACTGAGTAAGTGCGACCCTTTCCGTTCTTATGTCTCGGATAGTGGGCTTCTACGAGTTCGTCAATCGTCTCTGCCTTGAGAGCCTCCTCCACGCAAACAGCGGGAACAACCCGATACATCCAGGAGTTGACCTTCCCGCGGTAGGACTTCCAGTTCTTAACCGACTCCTCATCAAGTCCACCAGGGTTAGGAGTAGGCGAGAGGTGGTACTTGACGAAGTCCTTGATCTCAACGGAGTAGGTGAGAATTTGCTTCGCTTCCTCCAAGGTCACTCCACCGATGTGAATGTGGGTGAAGGAGCGGTAGTTGACTCCGGGGTTACAAACCGACTTGAGAGTAGTGAAGTTTTCCACCAACTGGGAAGCAGTCAAGGTCGGAACCATGCAAATCTCACCACCCATGTGGGTGTGGCCATAGGCAGTGCCATCTAGGTTGCAAACGTCGGTCTCTTTGTCATCGAGTACTCCTAAGTAGCCTGGGAGTTCAATGCGAGTATCCCAGTCGGTCCATTCGAGTTCGGCTCCCCAGGTGTTGATCATTAGATGCGACCTCTCTTGAAGAGTTCGAGAACTTCATTGCGAGAGTTGATGTCGAAGAAGAAGTCGCCCTCCATGCAGGAAGTGACGGTGGGAGCGGAGGAGCTAACACCACGAGTACTCATGCAAGTGTGAGTGCCTCTCACGATGACGGCAATGTCACTTGCGCCTACCATCTCGCGGATCTGTGCCGCGACCTCGTTCGTGAAGTCCTCCTGGAGAAGAGGAAGGTTACCGATCGTCTTCACGAGTCGAGCCAACTTCGAGAGACCAACCGCCCTACCACCAGGGACGTAGGCGACGTCCACATCGTAGATCACGGGGAGGAAGTGGTGGGGGCAAAGACCTGAGGCCTTGATTCCGGACTGGGAGACAATTCCGTGATAATCGGATGGGAAGGAACTCAACTTGTAGCGGTAGAGTTCATCGGCTACCTTGTCGATAGGACGGAAGTGGCCGAGAAGGAAGCGAGAAACACGTCCAGGAGTCCCAGCAAAGTTCTCATCCTCAAGATCGCAGTGAAGACCCTTGAGAACCTCCGTCATACCCTTAGTAGCCTCTTCGAGCCTCTTGTCTTCGCCGGAGGAAGGAGCACAATCCTCGCAGAGGAAGAAGACTTCCTTGTCGGTGTAGACGTGGGGAGCCATGTAGGTACCCGAGTTGTGGACGAGGCTATTCACCTTCTTGCCACTTTCCAGGAGCTCGTCATCGGTCTTACGGCAAGAGATGCAAACTCCGGAGGACTTCTCGATCTTCTTGAGTGCTCCCGCCGTGTAAGAGAAGAGAGTAGAGTTCATGTTGTGTTGTCCTAGTTAGAAGTAGTTGTCGTACGAGGTGTGGAAGTAGATTTCATCGCCTTCGAGATCGTGAATGCGCTCTACGAACTCTTCCACGAGTTCATGCACGTCCTTGTCCGGATCAGTGATGAAGACGTAGGGAGAGTACTCACCGCTATCAAGAAGGAATCTCTCCTTGAAGGCTTCGTCGAACTTCTCCTCGACCTTACGATGAAACTCTTTGTCCTGGGGTCGTACGCCGTCGTCTTCGAGTTCGAGGAAGGAGGGCATCTTTTTCAGGACTCGGAAGGTAAAGAATTCACTCTCTTCCGCTTCGCACTCGTCGATAACCGGGAGAGAAACCTCACCACCCTCGGTTAGTTCGGCATAGACCCTTTCATCAATCGCACAACGATCCGAGATGAGGAAGAGAGGGTCACGGAACGAACCGTACTCGTGGATCTTCTCGTTTCTCTTGGTGGAGCAAGCGGCGGGGAGAAGAGCCTCACCTTTCTCGCCATTCTCCCAACCCTTCTCCTTCATGACTTCACGAGTGAAGGACGGGAGAATCTCCGGCTTCCTCTTCGGATAGAGTCGCTCAAGCTTCCGGGAAAGTTCCTTGATGAAGGTAGTCTTCCCGGAGCCATGAACTCCCGAGACGCTAATGGCGAACATTAGGAAAGCTCCTTGAGGTTCTCAAGCGTCGACTTGATGAGAAGATAGCGCTCCTCACTAAGACGTCCGCTGTTGTATAGATTCTCCGACAACTTGAGAACGAGCTCCTCGGAGAAGTCTCGAATATTCTTGTCGGTGCGTGGGATGTCGGGCGCTACACCTTCGCTATCCTTGAAATAGCCGAGGTTTTCGGCGGCTCGAACCCAGGAGCTAGACTTACCGAAAAGTCTAGCAACTTCTTGAGTCTTCATTCTATCACTCCCTGATAACAAAACGAGGAGACGACCAATCTCCGGGCTTGACAAAGGGTCGAAGCTCCTCAATGCTAATGGAGCCCGACTCGATTGCCTGGTCAAGTTTTTCGGAAGACAACGTGTAGGAGACGGAGGCGGGAATCTCAACCTTGTCGAAGAGAAGATCCAGGTTGTCCTTGAAAGCCTCCTTGAGACCCTCCGAGTCGATGGTCGCCTTCTTCCGAGCCCCACCCTCTCGACAGAACTTGACTCCATCACTGGAGACAAGACGTCCAGGCATCTGGGACACCGGAGTGTCACTTTCGACGCCTACCGACTCGAACTCTTCGTCAAGGCTCGAGAAGACGTATTGACGGAGGAGTTCCTTCCTGGCCTGGAGAGCGTTGAGGATCTTCTCGGAGCGATGGTATTCGGCGGCGAGAAGATCGACTTCCTCCTGGGTGAGCTTCCGAGGCTCATCGAGAGTGAGGTTCTCGAGAAGGTTCTCTTCGTAGTCGAGTAGAGCTGCGGAGAGACTTTCAAGAGCCCCGGACTGGAGTAGTTCTGTGGTCGTCTTCTTGAAAGACTCGATGGCGGCCTTCTTCGTCTCCTTCTTGGCCTTCTCAGGCTTTGAAGAAACGATCGTGGTGAGGATCGTAGCGAGTTCTTTGTTGGACATGATTGCCTCCTGAAGGGCGTGTAGGTTTCTCCTATACCTATATTTTATAGGAAACCCTATAAAAGGTCAACTTGAAAGGGGACGAAGTTGTTGCGTCAACATAGAAGTCAACTCTTCGACAGTAGGCTCAATGAGAGTCTTGGAGAGATGATCGACTACGAGGCGAAGCTCACCATCCTCAGGGATGCCATTCCAGGAGGCACCAGCCGAACAACCCGGCTTGACCCAGGCCTCTCCATTCACAGAGATAGTAGCATTGAGTGAGACGTCCACTCGAACTTGCGTAATCTCCGCCATCTTAGTCCCCGTAAGTCGCCATTGAGGTCGGAGTCTCGTAGAGGTGAACCCTCTTCACGCGAACTTCGCCCTTGTTGAGAAGGTTACTCATCCGTCCGAAAATGAAGGCGGCGAGGTTCTCAGCGGTAGGAACGAAGGAAGAGACGGAGAGATTCCAGTTATGAGGAGTGTCCTTGAGCTTGAGAACCCAATTCTCCTGGTCAACTCCTTCGATCTTATCCTCGCCGGACACGTGGCTAATGCGGTAGGCATCGAGAACCTCTCCATCGCCTACGTAGATGAGAGTACCGTGGTCGAAGAGGTCGTGAATCTGGGTCTTCATAACCTCCTTGAGGTCGCCGAAGTCGATGACCATACCCTCGGAGGAGTTGTCAGGATCGTCAACGAGAGGACCTTCAACCTCAACGAGAAGACGATAGCGATGACCGTGAGGATTACGGCACTTCGACTTGTGGTTAGGGACACGGTGGCCCATATCCCACTCAACTTCCTTGGTAACAGTGAACTTTCTCATGTTCTTCTCCTAGTTGGTGAATTGTGAACTTGTACAAACTTTATGTGCGTCCAGGTCGTAGCGTGGTTCTACGAGTCTAACACTCTTCAACTTGAGTGAAGGACCGAAAGGAACCGGACTCGTCCGGCCTACGACGCTTAGAACTCGCGGGTATTTGCGGTCTAGAGAGGACCAATTAGAGCGAATCGCGTTCCAGTAGGCCTGGTCTTCTTTAGAGGGGTAGAGTTTCCCTACCTGGACACGTTTCTTCCCGGAGAACACGGACAACGTAATGTAGTTGAGGAGAGGCTTGTTCTTCAATTGCCTCTCCTCGGATTTCTTGGAGAAGCCATCTACGAAGACGTAGAAGTGACTCCTCTCAGCGTAGGAGAAAAAGTCTCTACTAAGTCCGGAGGCGACGTGCTTGAAGGTTAGGCTCGGGATGCCTTCTTCGAAGAGAAGATTGGCTACGTCTTTGAAGTGCGTAGTGTCAGTGTAGAAGGGAGAAAGCTTTGTGCTTCGAGTACAACACTCCTCAAGGAAACTTCTCCTCGCGTGGAAGCCGAGTTCGGAGACCTGGATCTCGTTGTACTCGTAGACATCTTGGAGAATAAGGGTAGGCGTCCCGAACTTTTTCTGGAGCAACAGGGAGGCTTCGGGGAGACAAGCGAAGACCTGGAAGGTTCTCACTGTGGAAACCGACGGGACGCTAATGCCTGAGACAGTGAAGTCGTCGTTTAGACACCCGAGTTGTCCGAAGAAAGTGGTTCCATCGGAGAGTTCTTCATTGAGCTCACTAGCCAACTCAGGGACCCAGTCAGCGAGATCGACTCCGTTGCCGGTCTTGAGAGTGACAATACCCTCGGACTTCTCAACAAGGACGCCTACTCCGTAGTACCAGGGAGTAAGAACCCACCCCTCTCCGGGGATGGAGTCCGTGGCCAGTCCTGGCACTCCGACGACTTGGTAGACATCTCTCATACCTATATTTTATAGGTTTTCTTATAAACAATCAACTGGAAGTGCGCTCTACGGGACTCGAACCCGTACGCCATAGGCGGTGGATTTTAAGTCCACTGCGTCTGCCAATTCCGCCAAGAGCGCAACTTCCCCAGGCACTGAGCACCGAGCACCTGGGGAAGAGTACCCCCACCGGGACTTGAACCCGGAACTCGCGGATTAAAAGTCCGCTACTCTGCCAATTGAGTTATAGGGGCAAGTTCTCACCGATGCGATTTAGCACTTCTCTCATCGGTAAGACACAGATTTGTTAGCCTTGTCAAGCTTCCTTCGTCTCAACGAGTTTGTACTTGGCAATACCCCAATCGTCTGGATCGCGGTAGCCAATCCGTCGCGCTCCACGCCACGCATCTGTTTCCGTGGGGTAGGCATGGACGGAAGGCTTGGTCGACGAACCGCCGCCGGTCTTAAGGTCTCCAGAGGACTTTTCGAAGATGATGTAGACTTCCTCGAGCGGGTTGATCATGAGCCTCTCCTTTGGTTGTTGTCATGTCGCTTCCGGACTAGGATTCGAACCTAGACCAAGGGCACCAAAAACCCTTGTGCTGCCGTTACACTATCCGGAAAGAGGAGAGACTAGTCGCAACCCGTTCACTCATACTAGCCTCTCCAGCGCCTCCGACAGGACTCGAACCTGCAACCTCGGGATTAGAAGTCCCTCGCTCTATCCGTTGAGCTACGGAGGCTAACTCTCGCCCAGGAAGGAAAGACAAAAACTGAGCAAGAGAGTGACTCTCACCGGGCTTGAACCGATGACCTCTTGGGTGTAAACCAAGCGCTCTACCAACTGAGCTAGAGAGTCTTGAACTCCTTACGGAACCCTATGAAGAGAACCGACGAGTTCGTCGTAGGAACTAAACTTGCCTACGGGAAGATACTTCTCGAGAGAGAACCGTGCGTTCCTAAAGCCGGACTCCAGGACAACTCTCCCAGTTGTGACAATCGGAGAGATGAACTGGTAGAGGTAGTAGGCGTCTCGGGTAGACCCTCCCTTCTCGTACTCTTTAGTGAGAGGGTAGTAGGAGCTAGTTTCACTGAGAACCCACTTCGCGAGTTTCGAGATAGGCTCGCCCTTGCGGAATGGAGGGAGTTTCGCCTGGACAGCGAGTTGGACGCCTCCCTGAATGCCATCCTTGGGAGCACCAGTGAACTTCTTCGGGGTGAAGACGTAGCCAGACGTGGAGCCCTTTCGAAGCATCGTCACGCATCCCTTGAAGTACTTGGAGAACTCAGACTCGGTCCAGGCTTCATCGTTGAGGTCGACTTTGTAGCCAAGTGGCGTGATCTGGAAGTAGTGTGACTCATAGAGCTTCATGTCGATGAGGGCTTCGAATTCGGGGAACTCGTTCATGATGTCTCTCCTTGGGAGTGAGGTTGTCTTCCTTATACCTATATTTTATAGGAAAACCTATAAAAGGTCAACTTGAAACCCCACCATTTTCCGCTTGGAACTCTATGAGTTCGAACTCGTATTGGGAGATCATGGCACGATAGAAGAATGAGAGTGCCCTAAAGAACTCGACCCCTTTCTTAGCATGAGTGACAACCATGTGGAGGATCTGGAAGGGTATGCTAAAGTCAACAGGAATGGTCCCCCGAACGCGAACCTCATTGAAGGCCTCTTCGTAACTCTTTAAGAAGACTTTGTCAGCATTTTTGCCTGGCTCCCATCGAGCAACTCTAGTGAAGAGTTGAGAGAAGAACTCTGCTTCGAAAGAATCATTTCCGTTGAGGCAAAGGCTATAGAGAAGGTCAAGCTCCTTGTCGGAGGATGAACTGTTCTTCTTCAAGAACTTCTCAGAAATCATTAGAACTCCTCGTAGATACCGTAGTTTGTAGGACGCACGTACTTCTTTTCGCCGACTTCGACGAAAGCCTCACCACTGTGAGTCATGATCTTCTTGAAGTGGCCTTCCTCGAGAACACGCCCACCAGGACCCGTCACTGTGAAACCGGCCCAATCGCGGAACTCATCGTCGGGTTCCTCGTACCTATCTGCATCAATCTCGGAGACATACTTACGTCCCTGGACGATGAGCTCTCGGCAATGCTTCTCGGTATCATCATTGTACACTACAAATGTCTTTCTCGGGTCAACTTCATCGCGGAAGAGTTGTGCTTCTTCGCTAACTCTCTCGAGTTCTTTGTCGGGGCCAAGCGGATCGACGGGAAGTTTGAAGTCGATCGTGGCCGGAAGACCGTTGCGAGAGGCGCGAGTCCTAGAGAGGTTTCGCTGCTTCTTGTCGGGGTCCTCGGAGAAGACAACAGAAGCGAGGTTTTGCCTCTTGCCTAAGCCGAGTGCCTGGCTATCGTAGGAGCCGTAAGCCCCACCGGTACGAGTGTGGAGGAAGCCGTACCCGGAGGTGATACTAACCTGTTGCTTAACAGCGGTGTCAAATGTACTACACTCTTCGCTAGGCTCAAACTCGGACGAGGAGGAGGTCAAACCGTTGAACTCGAGACGGTCAACAACGTCACGAGAGATCGACTTCTCCTTGATGTAGTAGGAGTCACGGAGGAGAAGACCGTGAGCGTCGTACTGGTAGCGTTCTACGTCAGGGGCTTCACTATCCCGTACCTGGTATAGCGGTTGGCCAAACTCTCCAAAACGAGGGAAGTTCTCTCTCGGTACATGTCGATCCTCCGAGGGGACATGGTCTCGGTCCAGAACTCTTCGATCGGGGATGTTAGGTTCCCCGAGACGATCGTTAGTGACTCGCTCATTCGTGCAGGTGAGACGAGGTCCGCTCGAAACTGAACAAGTCCAAGAAGTCGGAAGAAGATCGCTTCGGAGGGAGTAGGATCGACTATCTCTAAAGATACTGCGAGGTTCTGGAGAAAGTCCTCCCGGTACTTGAGCCGATAACCCGTCGAAATAGTCAACCCAACGGTCGAGACACCGTGACTCTTTCTTCGTCGAAGTTCGGTAATCCAACCCGATAGAGCGAAGTCTCTCCTTAATACTACTGGGGTGGAGGGGTCTACGAGTGAGGGGTCCAGAAGATACAAACATTCTCCTTCCAGCGCGGTTGTACTCCTTGCCAGTGACTCGAGGCGAGAAGTCCTCAACCACCTCAGGGGCCTCACCAGTGTTGCAGAGAACCCGATAGTGTTCAAACATCGTATCGTTTTGCCTCAAGAAGGCGGCATAGAGCTCTGCGGCGGGAGTCGTGGTCGGAGCGAAGGTGAAGACGAACCACAGCGAGTGAGAAGCATGGGAGGAGTGGTGGAAAGCCCCATCGGGGAGGCCACTTCTCCACTCGAGAGTCCCTAGATAGAGGTGAAGAATGTGGTTCTTCTCAAGCCACTCGCAACCGGATCGTACTGGCTCAAGCCACTCGGGACGATACGACTCGCCTTTCATCCTCCCTTTCCAGAAACACTCCTGGCGGACGGAGTAGCTTCCAAGAACCCAACCGTGACCTTTCTTCGTGATGAGCTTCTTGAAGAAGGGGTAGAGCGAAATGGCCTGCAAGGCTCCAGACGGGCAACGTCCGTGAATGTGGTCGAACTCGAAGAGGCAAGACGGGTAGAGTTCTTTCTCTACGAGGCTCAAATCAATGCGACCCCAAGTCCTCTCCTTGTTACCCCACTGGATAACCCTACGATAGAAGGGATCAAGCATGATGAGATCAAGGGACTTCACGTAGTTGTGGGTAGACCAAACCGTGCTCTTGGTCTTGTCGAGCTTCTCGATGAGTCTCTCGAGCGAGAAGAAGCCAAGCTCCGTGACACTCTTGGAAAGCTCAATCCAGATTTGAAGACCAAGGAAGGACCGAACCCCCCTCTTCCTAGGATCTCCATTGTAGCAATTGGAGACAACGTCCTCCACCCATCCCTTGGGGAGGAAGAGGGGAGTAGTGTTGAGGGTGAGCGCTCTCTCCTGGAAGACCTCGGGGTTGATCTTCACGTCTTCGAACCAGAGGTTATTCACCCAAGCTCGAACGTCCTGAATCTTCACGTGAGGCGTAGGAATGCGAGTGACTTCCTCAAGCTTCCTACCAACGTAGACGGTTCGAAGTTTCCCTTTGTAGACCAAATGACGCTTGAGACGGGTCTTGAAGAGTTGGATAGCGCCTTCTAAGCCGTACTTCACCACGTTCTCAGTGAAGAAGACGCGGTAGAACTCGACGGCTACGAGAATCTCATTGAGTTCGACGTTGTCCTTCTCGGTGAACTGAGAGAGACTCTTCTTGAAGAAGGTTTCGACTGTGTTGCCTTTGTTCTTCCAGCTCGTGAGACTCTTGCCTAGAAGGATGTAGGGCATGTACACGTCCTCGACGACTTTGTTGAGGAAGGTATCTAAAAATTGTGAAGCCATCTTAGCCTACTCTCTTGAAGAAATGTCTACCCCCTCCCTCCGGTGGTAAGGTCTCGATAGAACTCCCCAAGAGAAAAGAAGAACTATGAGTTGGAGGAAGGGGGTAGAAGTCTAGTGTCCTACTTCTACCTTACCTGTTGAAGTAGTTGGGGGTTGTTAGCTCCCTACTTCTGTCCCCTCCGGATCAGGAATGGTGATCCTCCCTACAAGGAAAAGAGGACCACCCCCGGAAGGGACAGAAGTAAGAGGCTAACCTTGCTTAGTAGCAAGAGGAAGACCTTTACTTCCTATACACATAGTATATAGGTTCTCTTCGAAGAAAACAACTGCAAAACGAAAATTGCTCCAAATTGCCTAGAAACTCCCGGAATCTCAAGAGAAATTGCCAAAGGTTGTATGGCATTAAGAAAACTCTATTGTATAGCTTCGCAGCAAAGACACTCTCGGAGAGGTGTCTCGGTTTGGTTAGAGCGAACGCCTGAGCCTTGCGAGGGCGGGAGTGTAGTGACCAAACCAGAAGATGAGAAAGAGTATTCTTCGAAGACGTAGTCTGAGAAGAAGACTCTTTGAGTCTTCGCTTACGAATACCCGATAGGGTATGAGTACCGTAATCTTTGATTACTAATGTCACACAATCTTTACAATAACCGTAGAGAAGTGAAGAGGTTCCGTGAGAGGGTGAGGAGAGAAGCGTGTTCTGGCGAGTAGAAAGAGAGTTTTGGCGTGAAACTCGCGTAGAGGACAAAGAAACACACCCCCTACATCGCCGTTGATGCAAAGGGTGTATGGGTGAAAAGTACGATCAGACTTTGCCTTCCTTCGGCTTCCTGAAGAGTTTTTTCTTCTTGAGCTCCTTGAGGAAGTCGAGTCCGAACGCTTCCTCCGTCATAGAAGACGAACGCGAGAACGACTCTTGAGTGCCTTGAAGTGAAGAGGAGAGAAGACGCCTTTCGTTGTTGACCCCCCAAATGTACTCTTCAACCGTGTCTCTGTAGTAGTAGAGACGTGATTCGAGTCCATCCAGGAAAGTGTCGGCTCGGTCGATTCTATCGTTTCTCTGCATGAGTGTATCGTAGTCGTAGGGACAATCGAAGTTGATGACGACTCGTGCTTCCGGCATGTTCATTCCATGCGATCCTGCGTCTGAGGATAGAAGAACATTACACTCACTGGTTGTCTTGAACCTCTTTTTGGCTTCCTCGTTTTGGAGAGTCGTCTGGCCGCCGTAGTGAAGTGCGTGGTTGATTCCACGAGACTTCATCTCACGAGAGATGATCTTGAGGCTCAAGTTCGTCCAGTGCGTGAAGACGATGACTTTGTCTCCACCTTCGACAATCGATTCCACGTCATCTAAGACTCGCTCAAGCTTTGTCGAAGTGGACGCCGAAAGCTTCTTGAGGAGTTTGGGAGGAAGTTCGAGAGCGAGTTCCGAAGTCGTCTTCAAGAGTGACTCACCTGTTAGGCAAGAGTAGCGGAGGAGGCGGAAGAATTCGAGTGTACGAACCGACTTGCCTCCGTAGCGCTGATCGTCTTCGAGCCACAGGTCTTCGAGGTGGTCGTAGAGTTCCTGGTCTTCCTTCGAGAGTTGGAGGGGGACTGCTTGGAACGACATCTCTTTGAAGTACTCACGGACGCCTGGATCGGACTTGCGGATGGCGAGAGAGTAGGGGAGGACCCTTCTCGGGGCCAATCGCACTTTGTCTAGGCTATAGATATACTTGCGATTCTCCTGCTCGATGATTCGACCCGACCGGAGACGGACTTTGTACGCTCTCTTCTCAACGTGGTCGAGATAATCCCTACGAAAGTCCTTCAAGGTTCCGAACGGGTTCTTCTTCGACCACTGGAAGATCTTGAAGTAGCGTTCGGCGGAGTTGCCTACCACGGACGCCGTCATAGGCCAAATTATGGGCGTACAAGCCTTGAAAAGTGACTGGAGGCCTTCACGAGCTTGGTTCCCGTTCACCACCTTCTGGACCTCGTCTAGTACGAAGAGGACTCGCTTCCCTTCGATGAGGTTCTTGAGGAGCTCAAAGTCGACCGACCTGCGAGTCTTCTCATAGTTGAGAATGTAGACGTTGAAGTGTTCTTTTAAGTCGTAGAGGCGCTTTCTCGTCGCCTTGTCTCTATCCGGAATGCAAGGAGTGAGTGTCGTAGAGGTCTCGTAGAGTCTCTTGATCTCAGGCTTCACGGTTCGGAGAGTGAAGAAGAGGACTAGGTCGACTTCGTCTTGGTTGATGAGGTACTGTGATCCGGCTGCGGCAACTACCGACTTACCCGTTCCTGTTCCCATGTTGAAGAAGTAGAACGGATCACCCGACTTCTTCCTCTCTAGGGCTAGGTTGAGCGCCAAGGTTTGGTAGGGGAAGAGCGAACTCTCTTCTTGCCCCTTTTTGAGGGTGAGTCCAGGAATGTCGAGAGGCTTAGTGTAGGCCTGGAGTTCGTGGTAGAGGTTGATACTATCCTGAGACAAGAGGACGTCTAGGCCTACTTTGTTGAGCTCCCTACTAACGTCTTCAGGGTTATCGAAGGGATTTTTGAAGAAGACGTGGAGACTCCCCTGCACTGGGATGACCTCTAAGGGGAGCCTCTTTTGGCTAATGAGTGAGAACTTCTCAATGAAGACTTTCTGCTGTTTAGGGAAGTCGCCCTTTCCGGGGAGGATCACAGCCGTCTTCTTTGAGTCAAAAGTAAGGAGGAGGTTTTGGAGCTCTTCCATACTCGTGAAGACCTTCGTTGTATTCATACCTATATTTTATAGGATTTCCTATAAAAGGTCAACTTGACTATCGTTCAACTTCATAGTGCGGAGTAAGTTCGCACGAGTAGACATAGTCCGTATCACTCATCATAGTGATCTTGAGCTTCATCTTGTTACCGAGTTGCGGGAAGACGAGTCGAGAGTTCGGGTTGAGGATAGCGTTTGTAGCGTCGAGGAAAGTAGTCCCTCCATCGTTCGAGAGTTCGTACTTGATCGTTCTCTCGAAGACTTCAACAGACGAGGTGTAGAAGGGAAGAGTGGAAGTTGAAGTAAGCTTGAGAGGGGTGTTAGGCTTCTTCACAAGGTAGGTGGTCTCAAACTCCTCCCAGGCGTTTGAAGCGACACTAGTGAACGATACAGTCGAAGTCCCGTAGGAGAGTTTGTACTCAGTCCCGGGCTCGAGAGAGTAGACTTTCACTCTAGCGCGGAAGAACCCCTCTCCAGACGGGATAGCACTAAGAGTAGGGGAGGTGGACTTGACTGAAAGACGGCCGAAGTTCATAGAAAGACTACTTTCGTCAAGGAGCAAGTGTCTTCTATCGGGACGGTCAATGACTTGAAGACCTACTTGAGTATACCTTGAGATCGACGGGAAGACTTCCGAGACGATAGTTGCTCCGGCCTGAGTAGCTGTTACAACTCCTTCACCCTTCTTGCAGTTAGTAAGCGTGAATTCTCCGGTCGAGTAGTCTTCTACGCGGTAGACGTCAAGGTCAGCGTTCGAAAGCCAATCCGCCCTGAAGACCTTGAGCTCTTTGATTCCGGCAAAGTAGCCGAGTTCAACATCTCTCTTGACAGTCTTGATGTCATAACGGTGTACGGAGGTAGTGGTGAACCTCTCTCGGGTGGTGAGTGTAGTAGTCTCCTTGGTGACGTCTGTATTGTAAGTCGTCACAGTCGAGATACCGATGTTCGACTTTTTCCTCTCGACGTGAGTTTCGGTCGTGTCAACCTGGACGAGATCCTCACCGGGGATGCGGAGTTGCTGGCCTGGGAAGATCCACCAACCGGGGTAACGTCGAGGGAGAAGATTGACGCGGTAGTCACTGTCGATAAGGCTCTGGTTCGCACGGTAGATGTCTTGCCAGTTGACTCCGTAACGGGAAGCGATCTTGATGAGATAGTCGCCTCGGACCACAGTGTAGTACCGCGCTTGGGCAACCCACTTCACGCCACCCGTAGTGTAGGTTCGCTCACTTTCGGAAGTGCGGTGGGAGGTCGACTTCTGTGCATGACTTCCACGGTAGACTACCGAAGACGCCTTCTCCGTAGTCCAAGAGATCGGATACTTCTTATCGAAGTAGACCGGTGTATTCGAAATCGTCCTCTTACCAACCTCGATTTCGAGGTCGTAACTACTTCTCTTCCGAGTGCGTCCACGGGAAGACGTAGAACTCGAAGATTGGCTCTTCTCAATCGTCGTAGTGTCATTTGAGAGTGACCCGTCAGTGTAGGTCTTTGTGTTAGTTGTAGTGGTCGTATCGATAATTGTGGTGTTTGTGGTCTTGTACGCTGTGGCGATTTCTCGAGCCGTCTTCTTAACGTCAAGAGGGAAGGTAGCGTAGGAAGTCTCAATGCCCGGCTCCCAGATGGGGTAGGGTTCCTCAGTGAGGTTAGTGATCTCAAGCTTCAAGAAAGTCATGAGTCTCGGTTGAGGGAGGAAGTACCATCCCTTGTGAAGTACGTAGTCGGCCCAAATAGGAGTCCAGACGAGTGACGAGAAGAAAGACGAGTCCATACCACCACGGGGCGTGTTCTCTTTCACCCAGTCGACTGCTAAAACTGCGTTCGTAAGAGTGGTCTCGGGAACTTCTCCGTCCTTCGACTCGATGACGGGTGCTGGAAACCAGTACGACTCAGGGTCGTCGGTAAGCGACTGCCAAGAAGAGTCACTCAACTCCTCTCCGAGCTTGATGATGAAATAGCGAAGAGTTGCTTGAGGAGCTCTTTGCGTAACATCTCCCCACTCGACTTCTTTTGAGATTGAAGCGGTGTTTTGTACACTTGCCCCACCCACATTTCGAACTCGTATTGTAACGAGGCCGTCAACACTCTTAGAGATACTCCAAAAGACAGGCTTGTCAAACTTGAGTCCTGGCGCTTGTACGATAGAAGAGGAACCCTTCTGGTTAAGCCTAAACTCTCCGTTCGGAGTTGAGGTGAAAGAGAGTCCGGGGATAGAGAAGAGTGTCACAGTGTCGGTCGGGTTACTATCCTTCTCGAAGGAGCCGGCGACCCAAAACTGCTGGTTCTTAGAAGTGATTCCGAGCTTGCGAGAGTCGAGAGTAACTCCTGCATCATAAAGCCCTGACTCACTCCAGGTGCCTGTCAAGGTCTTGGGCGAGAAGGCCGTTTCGTCTAGTCTAAAAGACCCTGTGGGTTGGAAGGTCGAGTAGTAGAGGTTGAGTTGCTGGCCTGAGTAGACCGGGTCAATCCAGAGACGGTCAATTACTTGGCTTTTACCCTTTTTATCTCGACAGTCAATATAGAGCCCTGTTACTGCTTCGGGGGTGGGTTGTGGAGCCGACTTCCAGAAAGTAGTCTCGCTGTTGTCTACGGCTTTGTTTGCATCCCAGTCTTTGACCACATGGGTGACGAAGTTGCCGAGTGAGTCTTTCGTATTCGGGATCCCACCCGAAGCATCGCGTCTTGTGTAGACCCGTCTTTTGATCTCGATGTTCTTCAACCCTAACTGGACTAACTCATCGGGGTCCTCCTCACCTTCAACGCGCCTCACAGCGTGAATCTCGAAGGAGTTAGCGACGATCGGGTAGACTTCTCTCGAGACTTGGATGAACCCTTCACCCTCACCTACCTGTACCTGGAGTACTACTCCGTTTTTGCCTAGGACAGGGAGTCTCTCACCGTTTCTATTGACATAGTAGAAGGTAAGAGTAGAAGAGGTAAGCTTCGCCTCGAATGAAACAACCCCAATGGAGGACGGAGTGTTGAAGTCGTATTGGAGAATCTCGACCGTTTCGTCACTTCTCTTGCGGAGGTGAGAGAGCCACCCGTCGGTTTTTGGCTTCTCGTCATTCGTACTCTCACTCTTTTGTCTTTCAACAAGCCAGTACGGAAGGCCGTCTACACGGAGTCCGGACATTACTCTTCTCCTCCTCTAAACCACGGAGTGGTTGTCCTAGAGTTTAGCAGTTCTTCAGTGGCTAGAGAGTCACTAGGCGAATACTTTTTCTGTGCAACTTCATTCGAGACCGGGAGACGGTAGGCGGTTTCTCCGAGGAACTCGCCGTCTTGCTCTTCGATTTGGGCCTTGAACTCCTCGAAGAACTCGGACTGTGACGAGTACTTGAATGGGTAGTTTTTGCCGTTCTGGGTTTTGGCAGGCGGGGCGAAAGGGGTCACTCCGAACTTACCACCAGGATAGTTGTCAGGTGAGTCGGCTTTAGGAACTGGGAGCCACTCTGTCCATTTCTGGATCGGGGCTTCAATTTGGAAGCTCGGCTCTTTGACCCTCTCCGACGTCGGAGTCTTTTGGCTCTGGTATGAAATACGCGTAATACCAGTGCCTCCGAGTCGTCCTTGGACTCGTACAGGCCTGTAGACAAGCGAAAACTCTTGAGTCGAATTGAGTGCAGTGGTCGGAGACTCTTTCTCCTGCTCTGACGAGAGCCAGTTCCTCTGGTCCCAAACCTCTTCCGCTAAATACTCGGGTTCTGGGATAGAGGCGAGGTCAGGGACGCCTGTGACGAATCTTTGCACTTCGAAGTAGGAGTCGGTTGCTCCCACTCCTCCGGCGGTGATCTCTTTATGCACCGAGAGTCCCCGAGGGTCTACAGTGACGATGCTATCCTGCGGCTTTACGAGGTCTAGGAAACGTAGAAGCTTCGCAGTCTCTTCACTACTCAAGTTGACCTTGTGAGGCGTAACGACAACCTCATTGATGAAGCGTCCCGTTCCGTTTAGAGTAGCCGCCCTACCTAAGTCTCCCGAGATTGTGGGATTCTTCGCATACTTCCACACTTCGAAGATGTCGGCTGAGACTCCTAGGATCGCTTCACACACGAGTCGGAAACCTTCGACCGTACTCGCTACAGTGCATGCCTCTAGGAACTTCACGGAGCGATTCTTGTACTTCTCATCCTTGACCTTGACTTCGTCCCACTGGTCGGACGTCAAACTGTCGGTAGTAGGGTTGAAGCTATACGACTCTTCCGGAAGACGGTTTAGTCGGAAAAGGTTGGAGAAGAGACTATCGATGTCGCGGAATTGAAGACTCTCAACCGAAGATTGAAGCCTCAAGAGAAGGCTTTGACGATTTAAGTCTCCGGCCCCAGCACTCCCCGAGAGTGCCTCCAGGAAACGGTAGAGGTGACTTCTCTCACTTCTAGAGTACACATTCTCATCGAAGTGATCCATGAGTTTCTGAGTACCCTTAGGAGGGAAGTAGGGTAAGGGGAGGGTGTTAGACATCACTGCTCTCCGAACGTGTTCGTAGACTTACGCGTGAAGTTGAAGTCGTCGAATCGTGGCAACTCATCGTCTTCAAGCTTGAAGTCGAAGGTGAAAGTCTGGATTGTCGTCTTGTCTCCGAAGAGGCTTTGGACACCGTAGTTTTGTACGCTATCCGAAGCGCGAGGAATCCTCACGGCGTCTACCCCAACCACTCCGTGAATGCAATGCTCGATGTCGGATAGTTGGATCCAGTCGCCGAACTGGACCTTAGACGCCCAATCTGTCAAAGCCTTCTTGATGGAGGTGTCAACCGTCCTCGTATCATATCCGGTCTCGTAGATGATGAAAGCGTTTGCTCTTAGGCTCCGGTATTGGGCGGCGTGGACTAAGACATCGGTCGTGATTTGCCTGTTTTGGTCTAGAAGCGCTCCAGCCAACTCTGGAGTCCTATCGTAGACGTACTCGACGTTAAAGATGCTTCCAGCGAGAGGCGGGTTGAGCCACTCGATTCCGCAGATTTCAAGCGACGAGCCTCTCTCAACCGTCGTAGATACTACGGGATAAAAATGGGTTCCGAGCTTGTATTCCCTAGAAGCCACCTCAATCGTCGACGGGAGAGAGAGAATCGGGGCGTGGCCTAGCCTAGAGAAGAGAGAGCCCACCTTCGGGTTCGTGTTCGTGCCAAGTCTCACGAAGTTCTTGACGTTGAGAAGGTCACTTTCACCAGACGTGAACTTCGACGCCTCGTTGACCGAAGTGATGTCAAGTACGGAGACAGGGTCACGACCCTCTACGAAGACATCCACCTTGTTCGTGACGTTTTTGGCCGGATCATTACGCGACTTAGTAGAGACATACTCGTAGGAGAGGGAGAAAGTCGTGCCAGTCGGGAAGAGCTGCTCACTAATCGCATGAATAACGAAAGGCAACTTGTATTCGGGGTTGTAGTGGACTCCGCGAGTGAGGTGCCCTTCGTCCGTCTTGATGTAGTCCCCGAGAGGCCAGATGTACTTCGTGTCGATTCGAGGCACTTCAACACGTTGGTTTTGCATTTGGAGTTGCACTTCACGACGTGAAATAGGGCCTACAACCTTGACTTTCGTCACTTTTTGCAGCTGCTCGATGAGAGCCTCGTAGAAGTCCTCTGTTCCTACGAGTGAGCGGAGAAAAGTGTTGCGGAAACGCGCTCTAAGCTCTGAGTCGGTTTCAGGATCAACCCCTCCAGTAAACGAGTTAGCGTTGACGAGGGTTCCTACACCAAGGGAGGTGGAGTAGCCTACGACCGTCTTGGCGGGAGTGTTTCCAACCGTACCAACCACAGAGCACTCAACGTGGAGTTCCGTGGTGCTTTCGTTTCGGTTGATGAAGGCCGGGACAGTGACCTGGTAGTTGATTCGAGGCGCTGTGTCCGTTTCAGGGACGAAGACGACAGTTCCCGCCGGGATCACCACCGTGTTCGTGGCCGGAGTCTTAAGCGTGAAGGTGCAAACTCCGGATGCTCTCTTACCCTGGAGTCGCCCAAAGCCGAAGAGTCCGACGAGTTGCTCGAGTTCAATACCAGTCTTGGCGTCGATGTCCCAGGAGGTGGTGGAAACCGCTGTGTCGAGGTAGGCGTTCGAGACCACTTCGGAGACTGCGTCGATGATCTTACGCTCAGGCGTACCGATTTCGGCCGAGATGGAGGGGTCGGTTACCTTCAAGTAGTCTCGGATGTCTTTAGAGACTTGCTCCGGGGTCCTCATTTCGCGCCTGCTTTCACCGTGTTGATTTGTCCCGCTCCGTTTCGGAAGACAATGTCGACTTTGAGGGAGTCATAGTTCGAGTGGGGATTCACCGAAATGACCTCGGCGAGCACTTCTTCAGGAGAGTAGAGTAGGGGATTTTCTCTCATCCCGAGTTGCTGGACTTTCTGGTAGTTTTGAAGCACTCTCACTACCTCGCTTTTCAGGAAAGCGATCTCCTGCGGTCTCATTGCTTGGCCTACGTATGAGTCCAAAGTCGACCCGTAGTAGGGGTGGAACCGGTCGATGCCGAAGACTTCACGGAGCCAGAGGGAGAGGTCTTGTCTTAGCTTCTCAGTTTTCGACACAAGGCTCACTCCGGACGGAGTCACTGTGAGGTCTCCGTCCGTAATTCTCAGCGATCTGGTCATCTCACTCCTTCTTTACTCTTAGAGGTTCTTTGACTGGGGTAGTTTTTCTTTTGTAGAACGAAGTGTACAAGGAGAACTAGGCCTCCCTACTCAAAGGGATTGTAGGTAAGTGTTCTCTTTAGTCAGACCCCGAAGTCAACCCGTCAATGGGGGTGTCTCCAATCACGGAGGGAGAGTTAATGGTTGCTGAAGTCTGGAACCCGCTCTCGTAACTGAACGTGTGAGTCACCGCCTGTACATAGACCTGTACTCCGTACGACCTCACATAGACTCTCATTCCCGGGTAGAGTTCAGGCATGAAGGTGAACCTCACTCGAGTATTGTACTGCTCGGACCATTTCTGCATAAAGGTTTGAAGCGAAATGAACCACTCGAAGGGTCCACTCTTGATGTTCGGTACGTCGTTTCTAAGAGGACGCTTGCCGAACCGCTTCATGAAGACACTAGGCCAGTCTTCGTCCGAGACGCCGGGTAGAGGACTTCCTTTGACGACTAACTCTCGTACGAAGTCGTTCTCAAGCGAGATAGTGTTGCCGCCCAGGAGGTCACCGGTGCTAATAGACGAGCCGTCTCCTGTTCGAGAGCCGAAAGTGAAGACGTGGGTAGTGATGGGGTCGTCACTAACGTCGATGCCGAAGTCGAGGATCTCAACGTCCTCCAGGTAGAGTTTCGCTTTAGTCCCGTAGAGTCCAAACGGGTCTGGGAAGAATGCTACAAACTCGCCGTTAGGCCCAGACATGAAAGACCTCAAGGAGGCGGCTGTGAACTGCTTGATCGACTTGAAGAGTGGCTGGTCGTTGACGATGGACTTGTCGCCTTTAAGTGTCAAGGAGAGAGCATCTGCACGGAAGTTCCCGAAACGGTGGGAGAAGAGAAGTTCGTTCACCCTGTTTTTAGATGCACCCTGAGAAGTAGTTCCTCCCCCAGACGTTTGGTCGTCTGTAGTAACGTCGTAGGCTTTACCTACTTGGTCTTGTGGGTCCAGAAACTTACCCTTCCACCAAATCTTGAAAGTGAGTTTCTCCGCCTTGCCCAAGACAGTACCTTGAGGGACGATTTGGTCTTTCTGGACTGAAACCTCCGTGAGCCCGCTATAGGTCATCTTACTATCGTAGGACTGGACAATGACTTGCTTGTCGGTAACGTTGACTACTTTACCTGATAAGGCCGCCTTGACGCCGTCCGAAGACATGCTTGGCGAAGTAATGACGACACCTGTCTTCCCTGAGCCGAACTTAACTTCAACAGTTGGAGTCCCTTCACATGGCCAAATAAGCGTCTCGGAAGAGATACTCCCAGAAGTCGTAGAGGCTTTGTTGTCTCCAGACGATCCTCCAGCGGCCATGTATTTGCATACAGCGTTAACATAGTCCCACATTGTGAGAGGATTGTTGGGGACGTTTTGACTCCACTTATTCTTGTCATCCGCCCACGCCGGGTAGATGTGGTGGGCTGCAACTTTCTGCCAGTCTCCGTATGTGTTGAAGGCGGCTAGAGCATCGGCTCGAGCTCTCTCATCTTGGACAGTGGGAGGGGCGAGGTAAGCCTCCGAATAGCCCTTGTAGTTGTTCCACGTAGTAGTGATGTACTGGTATGCACCTGAGGCATCTGAGTTAGCCATCGAGGTCTTGATTGTGTAGTTCCCGTTCGACTCTCTTTCACGAAGGCCCTTCAGGAAGAGGTCAACGTCGGCCGAGGAGCCTGTCACAGTTCCCTGGTCTGTTCCGACACTCCCCTTGACTCCGAGGAGTTTGAAGACTTCCTCCATGAGTTCTTCCTGAGAGTAGTCTTCGGCGTATTCGGTGGCAAGTTTCGTAAGTCTCTCTGGAATCTCTGAGATGAGAATCTCGGGTTGAGACCACCCTGCAACATCCACTAGGAGACGCTGGAGGATGCCTGCTGCGCCTTTGTCAACCTCCTCATTGTCGGGTTTGAGGAGGTTAAGTGAAGCCGGGAGGCCAGGGTCCCAGTAAGTGTTGAGAAGACGCTTAAGGGAGCATTGGAATTCGATCGTACAAGTCGACGGGTAGAGTGAGACGAGCGGGACTTTGGTGACATATCCGGTGAGGACACGGTACCACGAACTATTCTTCTTGAGAGAGACAGTGATACGGTCCATCCTCTCGATCTGGAAACCTCCCCCGGTGTAGCGCCCTCTCCGGTTGTTGAGTACAATAGACCCGTGAGAAACCGAGTCTATGGAACGCGACACAGAGCCGGAGACAATGTCACTTGAAATGTCAAGCTCCTCCCCGGAATGCTGTCTCGGCTGGACAATGACTCTCACTTCGGGTGCGTAGACTAGTGTTTTCTCAGACATTACTCCAGCCCTCCTAGTAGGTCGGCGGTCTTTCAGGTGGATTGTTTTCTAGGGCGCTATCTTTGCTTGACTTCTTAGGGGTGTCTTTTTGCCTCAGTCGATCGATGTCAACTAGCCCTCCAGTGACTCTATCCCACGAAGTCCCCCAGGAGGAAGTGTAGGTTCTACCCATGAGTAGGTCAGAGGCAAGCGACATGGTAACTGTGACGGTTGGGAAGAAGTTACCCGTCGTCAATCCAGCAGCAATATCGGGGATATAGCCCAAGTAATCCATTTCGAGTTCAGGGTAAGTGAACCTTACTAGAGGGTCAACCCTAGCCGCAGCAAGAAGATGGCTTCCTCGGATAAAGTCCGCCAAAGAGACTTGCTCCTCATAGCCTCTCATTTGAAGCTTGAGAGAGAGTGAGCCTTGACGAGCCCTAACCGGGTAGTTTTGCTTCGAGTCTCTTAACTGTGAACTGAGAAGTTGAGTCCCGAGAGTAGTTGAGTACCCTACGACTACTACTGAGATCGACCTTCCAGCGCAGGAGAAGTACGCTTTACTCATTGAAGCCTACAATGTCGGGAAGTTGAAGTTCCTCTGTACCTTTGTCGGGTAAAGGGTAAAGCCCCTCCTTGACTGAAAAAGCGAACCCACCTGCGGAGTAGTCTTCCCTCACAGGGAGCTTCACGGGTGCAGAGACAGGGAAACTGGGGATAAGCATTACATTCTCCCTACGTAAGGCATCATGTTCGAGAAGTAAACTGGTACTTCTTTGACCACATCGCCAGGAACAGGGGCGTGGATCATTCGTCCGTTACCAGTATAGATTGCAACATGGTAGACTCCACCTGAGTTTCCCCAGAAGAGGAGATCACCTGGCTGGGCTTGACTATAAGGGATCTTAGCTGACGTGGTCGCTTGATATTGCTGGGCAGCTGTACGAGGCAGGGTTTTGCCTTGAGACTTGTAGGACGCTTGAGTGAGTCCAGAGCAGTCATATCCCGCCGCGGACTCTCCACCCCAAACGTACGGAGTTCCGAGAGCGTTTCTAGCGAACTCGATGATGCTTGCCGCCGACCCTGTTGCGGTAGCCGGGCCTCCAGACGCCCCGCTGCCAGCACTCTCGTCGTATTCGTAGTGGAGTGCTTCGTCGGCGTGTTCTGTGTTGTACTCCGATTCAGGACTTGAGTAGTTTTCGGCTACATATCCGACTCCGTCCTGGATCTTGGTCAATGCCTCAGTTTTGAGTTCGCTTAGTACCGGGGTAAGGTCTTCGTCTTCGGCAACTGCGAAAGTCAGAGAGACAGGGAAGGTTACATTCTCGAGGCTATCAGAGATGTTGAGGCTTTGGACGTAGACCGAAAAACTCCAGTTCCTCTTCGAGTAGAAAAGTCGTGCCGTTCTCTTTTCTTCGAGGTCGTCAGTTTGCCAGGCAATGAGGTCCCTCACGAAGCGGATAAAGCGGTGAAACTCTTCCCGAGATCCCAGGTGGGTTTGAAGCGTTAAGCCAGTGATCGAGATACCTAAGAGTTGAACAACTCTCCCGCCCAGCGTGTCTTGCGAAGTCGTCTTCTGCGAGTATCTCCAGGTGAAGACGTCGGGGTCAAACGGAAAAGTAAACCCGCCAGGCCCTCCAGGTGCTGAAAGCGTTGTGGTCACTAGTCACCTCTCTTCGACTTCGGGTCGTTGGAGGGTGAGTTCCCTTCACGGGTTCTCTTGTCGTCCGGAGTACCACCCTCCGGGTCGTTGATTGAGAACCAGCGCTTTGCCTCAGACGAAAGTGTAATCTCGGTAGAGACCTTCCCAGCACTCCCACTAACAAGATCCTGAGGGGACACGTTGTTTTTGGCCGAGTTTACTATCTGCGCAAGACCCAGTCCTGTGTTGTAGTTAACTTCACCCGTAGCGGTTTTAATACCCCAAGTCATCTTGTTGGCTTCATCCGCCGTATCAAGATCATCCAGCCAAGCATGCTCCCTGTGGTAGATCGCTGCACTACTCAGTGCGTAATCAGTACCAGGCCCCGCAATACGCTGTTCTTCTTTCAGGGTGTCGTAGTACTCTTGGAGTGTGTGTTCGTTTCCTTGAGAGTCCTTCCAGACGACTTGGCTTAAGTTACCGGAATCATATGCCGCTCCGAGGATAGCGCCAGTTTCATCACCCTCCATACCCCACTTAGCATTCAGGTCGTGGTCTGTACCGAACGGGTTGTACCATGCGTCACCATTACTATGGATCTTGAGACCTCCTCCGTTAAGTGCTCCGCCACTCTTTTCACGGTCCATGTCCTTAGCGTCGACCGCTTGAGCCTTGTTTCTCGAAGTAATCTCGTCTAGGCCAATCGCTTGCTTGGTTTTCTCAGGGTCAGTGAAGATTTCGTAGAATTGTTGGAACTCCTGGAAGGACATATTCTTGAACGCCGGAATCGTCGATTTGGCAATCTCGTAAGTTTCATGCGGGTTTGACCCCTCCATAGACTTAAGGTACTCGCCGAGTACAGAGTAGTACTCTGGGACGAACTCCCCAGAAGGAAGCTCGGCGACTTCAGAGATGTCAATACCCCTCCGTGCTGCGATTTGGCTATAGATCGGAGAAGAGTAGAGGTTGTCTCCACCGATCGAGAGGAGAGTGTTGGAGAACTTCGTTCTCGTCTCTTCAGAGACTTCGGCGTCTCCAAGCATATTTCCAGCGGACTCCATAAGGGCAGAGGAAGCATCGGCACTTAGTCCTATTTTACCAGCAGTTACGGCGGCTTCCTGGGCACGGTTTAGTGCGGCTTCCTGATCGCCCTCTCTTTCACCTACGTCGGCTTTGATATTCTTCATCGTAGCACTCAAGTTCTCGATGGACATCGAGCCTTCGGTGACCGAAGCTTTCATGAGTTGCATCGACTTGCTAACCGAAACATTCATGTCACGGAGGTTCTCGGTCAGGAAGTCAGTGATTTTGTCGTAGTTATCGCCTTTGGCACCTGTGTTGAGACCAGCCATGACGAGTTGACGGGCTTGCTCGGTGCTAATCCACGGGTCGAGTGCTAGTGCCTTAATTTCAGCGTCTTGCTGGACCTTGAAGAGAGCCGCATCTGCGCCCGAGAGGCCTCTTTTCTGGCCTTCCTTCTGGTAGTCAGCGTATGTATTGATACCCTCGTAAGCTGCCCCAATAACAGCGGTTGCTCCAGCGATCCAGGGGCCTGCCGCTGCAAGACCTGAGCCAAGTTCTCCGAGGAACCCTCCTGACTTTGAGAGGACACTTGCTAAGGCATCTGTCCCCCTGCCTCTCAGTGCTGCTTGGCCAGCATTTTTGAGCTTACCCAAGTCACCAAGCGAAAACCCGCTTTTTTCTGAAGGTCGCGGACTAGACTTCTCTTCAGGTTCCTCTTCAGGCTCTTCTGGGGGAGGCGGGAGGGTGTCGGTGGCTACTGGGGGCTTAGAAGGCGGAGGGGCGGAAGAGTAGTTTACCTCAGGTAAGGCACGCTCTCGCTGGTTGATGATCTCGTACTCGAGGTCTCTTCTCTTCTCGAGCTGCTCGTTGTACTTCTGGACTCCTTCGTTGAGTATGTTCTGGTACTGGGCGAGGTCTTTCTGGTTGTCTAGAGACTTCTCGAGTTTGTGGGCGACCTCACCGTAGAAGTTCGAGATAGGGGTTAAGACGTCCTTCCACTCACTAGAATAGCGGGAGAGGATGCTAAACTTGTCCGAGAGGTCTTGAACCTCGGTTTGGATAACACGAAGCTCTTCTTTTGAGTCGTCCGCTCCAAACTCAAGACGTGCCAATACACTTACTTCGTCGTTCTCGAAAATGCTCACTAAGTCCACTCCTCTAACTGAGAGTCTCTAAACTCTACTTCTCCGAAACTTGAGAGAAGTTCGTCTAAGTCTTGAAGTTCGTCTTTTGTAATCTCCAGAGAGACGTCTTCTGGGTTTGTCTCTTTGTCCTCCTCAGGGAAGGCTCTTAAGAAGAGTTCAGGGTTCTGGAAGTATGCCTGGAACTTCAAGGAGTTCAACTCTCGCCTATAGTTGCTATAGTCCTCCATGTGGAGAAGGTAGGAGAGAGCCCAGACCTGAATCTTGTCTACGTCGCCCTGGAGGTTCCCTGACTCCTTGCTTAGACGGAGAAAAGACTCAAGTCTAGGCTCTAGTCTTTTCCCGAGGTAAGCTTCTGGAGGAGTTGGTCGGTGTCCTCTTCGAGTTCACGGAACCCTTCGTAGATCTTGTTGACGAAGAGAGGGTAGAACTTCCCAACCCTCTCAAACTTCCTGGGGAGGGTCGACTTCTCTTCAGGGGAGAGAGGCGTGTAGAGGGGCTCTCCGTCAATAGTGACGATTGCCGCTGCGAGCACTGCGGTCTTGAAAGCCTTCGAGAACCCTCGAGTATCCTCCCACTCCTTGATAAGCGAGATGACTTCAAGCTCTTCACGCACCGAAATAGTACGAAGAAGAATAGTGTGGCCTAAAACCTCGACTGTCTTTGTTCTCGAGCCGTTGAGTAAGTGGGTTTTGAGCAGAGACTCTTCACTCTCAGTAAACGTGATTCTCTCTACTTCTTCAGGGTCAAGTCCGACCGTCATTAGTTCCTCCTAACAAGAACCCCTCCCCTCGGGATGGTGGAAGGGAGGGGCAGACTATGTAGTTCGAAGTGTTAGTTGAGCCACTTCGCCCGAGTGTACATGACTGTGATGGACTTCGGGAGTTCCATCGTGTCGATTCGGATTTGCTCGGAGTCTTGAATGTCTGTAATAGTACACCCGTAGTAGTTCTTGATGCGCTGTCCGCCACCAGGCTTCTTGATAATCTTCTGGCACGAGATGTTCCCGAGAGACACTTGCGTCTTGAAGACGTCGAGAATGTCGGAAGCCGACTCGAGTCCAGGAAGTTGCTGCCAAACGGACTCGTTCCAGAGCTCGAAGTTAGTTAACTGGAGGGTACCTGCCCCAATTGCTCTAGGAGTGAGGATCTCGACAGGGTATTCGGCATCGAGAGGCTGGATAGCTTTCGGAGTAGCAACCGGGCGGGGTGCGGTGTCCGAAATAACCTGAAGCCAAGCAAGACGCTGTCCTCTCCAGGTAAAGGCGGTCCATCCAGATCCGCCGACACGTACGTTAGAATCAGCCATTTAACTCTCCTTAGTTCTCGGTGGTCTCGAGGGATCCGGAAGTGATGTTGAGCGCGTAACGAACTACAACGTAGTTCATCGGAACGGAGGCTCTCCAGGCGAAGCGGACTTCGACGTGGTCAGGTTGTGACGGAGACTGTCGGACTTTAAGGTCAGTGTACGAGAGAATCGTACCAGCGTTGACGAGTCCCTGAAGTGCAGTGTCAACCGATGCCTTGACGTTAGAAAGCGTCAAGGAGTCGATAAGTGAACCGATGATACCATCGTTGTCCAGGGTGTCACGGACAGCGGAGACCATAGCGTCTCTCTGGCCGACGATGGACCATTCACGGGTGGTAAGCGAGGTGGGGTCGGTTGTCACACCGTGCCGTACCCTAATAGACCCGTTGGCTGTCTGTTCGAGAGTCGTAACACCGGACTGGGTCTCCAGGTCTCTAACAGCAGGTGCTTCCTGTCGGGGGATGGACTGGAACCCTACGATCGCCTTACGAGTGAGAGGGATAGCCGGGCCGAGACTAGAAGCCAAGCCAGCAAGTGCCGCAGCAACGTACTGGCCACCGACCGTAACAGTGTGGTTGGCTGTAGAGACATAGAGGGAGACAGCCGAAGGCGAGACGAGCATAACTCTACCGTTTCGAATCGACTCGGCCATCGTCTTGCGAGTGTCGGAAGTGACCGTAGTAGTCGTCCCGTCCAGGCCGAGAATCGCTCGTCTTTCCGCTCCACCGGAAGAGTTTCTAGTGACGTGGGCAGAAACCTGTGCCTTAATAGCAGAGGCGTCGGTTACCGGTACGACGATCGAAACCCTCTCACCGGACACCTTTGCGAGTGCCTCTTCGAAGTCGGATGCCTTGACAGTGGTGCCCGTTTTCTTAACAGCTACTGCGAGGATGGAGGACGCTCCATTCACGAACGCGAGTTGACCAGCGAGAGTGAGAGGGGAGTTGACTTCTCCGGTAGCCTTGAAGGCGGAGCCGAAACGCTCTGCTAAATCCTCGGTTGCTGTGAAGATAGTAGCATCGTAGTAGTTGTCTGGAACAGAGAGGAAGGTGACTTTCAAGTCTGTGTCGTTCGGGATCTTAGCGGCAACCGGTTTGATCTTCGTCTCTTTGCCGGTCTGCTCGACTGTATAGTCAGTCGTAAGAGCGTAAACTTCGCCTGTGGCTTCCTTGAAGACTTTGATCGACTCCTTGACGATGTTCGTCGTGTTGAGTGTCACAGTTGCGGAGGCACGAGCTCTTTCGACTCCTGAAACGCCTCCCTGGGTCTCACCGAGAAGGGCAATCGTTCTCGAAGAAGTTGTGAGGGCTCCGATAATCGGCCCCTCAATTTCTTGTACTAGAATACCGGGTACGGTGTAGTCGGGCATACCCTCTCCTTTCTTTCTACTCTTTCGTAGTTTGCCAGGAGGGAAATTATACCCAAGCCTGGTCTTGAATCTCTGGGATGACTTCGATCGACTTCAACGGGACAAGCTCGCCGGTCTTGATGTTCGAAGCAAACTCGCCTTGAATGTTGAGGGAGTAAGAGTCTTCATACACAATTTTGTTCGAATCCCAAGGTGTCCCGATAGTTTCCGTTTGTCCTCCAGGCGTGAGAAGTGCTTCTTGGGGTGTAATGTTGATGTAGTCGTTATTCGAGAGTTCGGATTGGAAGCCTCCGCCTGACTCGGACTCTCTACCGAAGAGGAAAGTGTGGATTAGGGCTCCGGCGATTTGGTCTCGGTCTTTCGAAGAGAGAGCGAGGATTGAAAAGGACATTCGCCCTTTAAAAGATCCGAGTTGGAACTCCTTTGAAGAACCCTCCTCCACGAAAGTGGGGTCAAGCGAGAGTCTTTGCAACTGCGAGAAAGAGAATCTCACCCAAACGCCCGGGTATTGCGTCTCTCTCTCAGGGTACTCCATACTAATCTGGTCCTTGAGCATTGCCAAGGCGTCTTGGGGACCTAAGTAGTTCGAGTTTAGACCCTTACGGAGAGCGGTGACTCCGGCTCTCTTCACTGCCTCCAGAACGCTGTAAGTGCTATAGTTTTTGACCGTCATTACACGACCTCACCGTCTTTTGAGAGTAAGAATTTGGCCGCTTCACCCTGGATTTCGGGCCAAAACTCCAGGATAGCGTCCCTAAGTGAACTTCTAAGAAGATAGGTAGGCTTGATGCCTGGATGGTGCCACTTTCTCTCCCGGAAAACTCTCACCCCACCAGGCAAAGTCACCCAGCCGGGTTGGCCTACACCCTTAACCCTCCTGGGACCCTGAGGTAGAGGCACTACTCTCCCTTCAAGAGAGACCATATCGAAAGGTCTTGTACCGTACTCCTGGTAGAGGTAGTGTCTCGGAACGCGTAGAGAAGCCGCTCCTCGCTCCCCGACCGGGACAATCTTGTGTCCTGTAGTCCACTTTCTCCTGGAGGTAGTCTCCCAAGCCCTCAAAGCTGCTTCGTCGGCAATTTTCTGGGAAAGCCCCCTAGAAACCTTGAAGACTCTCATACGAATGCTCCTCTAAAACGGGTGTAGTGGTAAGCTCCTCAGTGAGCCTAATAGGAGTCGGGGGCCTGAAGGAGAGTTCCTGGTTTTGCTCCCAAGGCTCAAGGAGAAGTTTGTAGATCGGGTGAGTGGTTGTGAGACGACTCACTGACCCCTTTTGCTGGATGATGTCTACGGAGTAGTCCCCCCGCCTCATTCCGTCCCTGAGAGTTGTCTTAGTCACCCGGCTAATCGTGAAAGCCTCGACCGGAGAGGTAGGCTTGTCTCTCTTCCAGGAGTCGACTCGTAGGATGAAGTCGTTTTGAGTCACTTCAACGAGGCCGTCCATGACCACTGTGGCTTCAACAGGAAGAAACTCACCCTGCTTTGTGATCTTCTCATCGTTGTTGTTGTCAGAGAAGATCACATAGGTGAGAGTCGCTTGGATAACCGCTGGGTCTAGTCCTGTACCGAAGCAATAAGGGCACTCGGTTGAGTAGGAGGCCTGCAGGTAGACCGGGTCAAAACACGTAGGGCACCGATTCTCAAACGAGTCTTGGGCCGCTGAATGCCCCGTGTGGATGACGAAAGCAGGTTCACCCTGGGTTTTGAGTGCGTCGATGACTTGTTTTTGAAGCTTAGACACACTGTGATAGCGTGGAAGACGAACAAGAGTCATTCTACCTCACTAACGCCATTGGGGAAGCGGGGTACCATCTCCCTGCCCGAACCGCTCCAACATAGGCACCCGACCTAAACGAAGAGCCGCTTCCGTAAATGCCACCCGATACGAGGAGTGCCCCACGTCCGAGTTTCATGAGACTCTTCTTGAAGGTGGCAAGCATGTCGTTGTAGGACTTCTCTTCGTCTCTGAGAACGCCTTGCCATCTCGTCATGTAGTCTCGACGGTCAGCGTACGTTACGCCCCCACCCGAGATTTGGGGTTGCTCTACGTAGGTTCTAACGAAGTGCCTCAAAGTCTCGAGGTAGAGTGCTTGTGTGAGGAGTCCGTAGTGTTCTTCAGGGAAAGGGGTTCCACCGGCAACCGAGTAGTGGGTTACAGGTTGGCGGGTGGAGTTGATCTTGTCCACTGAGATTTGCAGGAGTTGAGCAAGTCTCTCATAGGAGAAGTGGGTTTGGAACTCCTCATAGAAGGACGGGACGCCCCCACTCGTGTTGTCCATGAGGTCACCGAAGAGGTAGGTTACTCGAGCCACGATGCTCTTTTCGCCTTCGGTGAGTGACTGGTAGAGAGGCATGTACTCGAGAATCTCGAAGTACTCTTTGAACTTTACTTGGTGTCCCTTGATTGTGTAGGTCCAGGTGACCCGAAGGAGTCCGATCTCTTGAACCGCCTCTAAGGGGATGGTGGAGGAGTAGACACCCTCCTCCTCACGGACTACTTCCGGGGAGGGGAGGGTGGTCTCGTAGTTGGTCTTGTCGGCTAAGTCGCCTTCGAAGTCTACGGCGACTACGGGAGTGGAATCAGGGTCGCATAATGCCCCGGTGGGTCCGAGGATTCGAAGACCGATAGGAGACTCGAGATAGCGTGAGATTTGACGTCTAATAACGCTTTGGGTTTGGAAGATATTAGACGATACTACTTCTTCGTCCATTCGAGTCTCCTATCGAGGATCTTAGTTGTCGGTTCTCTTGACTTGTACAGCGAAGAGCTCAGTGGTGAGAACTGGTCTAACTACCTCACGCTTAGCCCCGGCCGACTTGTTTTCGGTGGACTTACCCTTCTCGGCCTTAGTCTCGACTACTTCCTCGATCGGAGTCTCGAGGTCGAGGGTCTCTTCTTTCTTCGGTCTGGGCATTATTGCTCTCCGCCCATTTCAAAGTCGATGCCCACATCACCAAGCATCTCCTTAATCGTGAAGTCGTTCGAGCCTGGAGTCGCCTCTAAAACCTCTTCCGGAGAGAGGACTCCAGGGTGGACATAAGTTTCCTTATCGACAACTTCATACGCCCATTTGGGGTCGGAGGAAACCGTCACATCCCCTCGACGCCAAAGCTTCTGGAAACCGGGTGCCTTAGCGATCTCGATGGGGAGAACTTGGGTGTTTTCGTCCGAGTGAGACGGACCCACCTCAAGGGAGACTTCATCACGGGAAGTGTGGATGAGTTTCGCAGTTAGATTGTTTCTAACGTAGAGAACTTCATCGACGACGTAGGGGAGATCCTCAGGAGAGAGGATTCCTTTCTTGAGCTTCTTGGTTGCCATCCCTATTCCTTCTTGACATATAGCAAAGGATGGAGAAGAGATGATCCCCTTCTCCATCCTTTACGTTGAATCAGGCCTTGGAAATCTTGACCAGACCACGCGGGTTGAGGACAGCCATACCAACCAGCTCGTCCATAACCCAACCGTAGTGGAAGCGAGGAGCGTTGTTGTCCTCTTCCACATCCAGCGAGTACATAACCGGGAAGACACCCAGGAACTCGGGAGCCGGAGTCATATAGGCCGTGTTCGGAGGGATGATCACCGAACGGCCGATCTGGAACTCACCGAACTCCTGAACCTTCTCGCCGGCGACGACCTTGTCCTTGAAGGCCCAACCCGTGGTGTTGATGTCCCAACGGTACAGGTCACGGTAGAGCTTAGTCGAGAAGAGGATTCTCTTCGCTTCCAGCTCGTTGCCTTCGATGTTCGCTACGGCGTCATAGAAGACGTTCGGGGTCAGGTGGTCACCCGAGAACGTAACGTTGTTGACGAAGGCCTCGCCCGTCTGGGTCATGGGGTTCTTCGCCAGGTAGGACTTCATCGAAGCCTCGAACAGAGTCACGAGGCGGGAGTCCTCCTGCTTCATGATGACCTGCTTGGCCTCATCCTGAGCGTACTCCATCGCATTGGTGCGGAGGTAGTACACATCTTCCTTCTTGATCTGCGGGAAGGAGGCGATACGGAAGAGGGTCACGGGAAGACGCTTGCCTTCGAACGGGGTGATCTTGACCTCACCCTCGTTACCGTGGAGCATGTACGCCTGACCACGATCATCCATGACGTCGTACTCGATCGGAACACCCGGGGTCAGGGCATCCTCAACCAGAACGTTACGCAGGAGACCCTGGTAGCGGAGCTTGAGCTGGATCGGACCAATCATGGACTGTGCCAGCTTGTGGCGACCCAGGCTCGAGTTCAGGTTCATAGAAGCGAGTCTCTCTCGCTTCTGGGCGGCGGACAGCTTGTTGGTGCCGAGCTTACGCTGGGCGGCCAGGATCTCGCGGACGTAAGCGTCCGAAGCTTTAGCCTTACGCTGCATGGAGTTAGCCATTTCTCTTCTCCTATCAGGCGGCGGTCTGGTCGAGGGTGACGATGATCTTGTTGCCTGCCACCTCAACAAGGCGGCCAGCGATCTTGTCGGAAACCTTATTGGCGGTCGCTGCCTCGTTGGTCAGCTTGCCGGGGCCATCGGCGTGGCCAGGAAGCGTAACGCGGAGGACAACAGGGCCGGAAGCCTCATCCGGGGTCTTCCAGGTGACGCCGGTCGTGGCGTAAGCCGGGGCGAGGACCTCGAAGACGGACTGGTTGTCACCAACCCAGGTGGCGAACAGGTTCGAGCCAGAAGAACGAACCTCGTCAACACCCATCTTGGGAGCAACGAACAGGGCCGAGAGGCCCAGAGGCACGTGCTTCGTAGCGGTGGTGCCGGTACCGAAAAGGGTGACGTTGTCACCGGCGGTACGGGCAACGACCATACCGGGGAGAATATCGACGGAGCGATCCCACTTGGGGTCCAGGTAGGTCGCCATCGGAGTGGCCTGAGTGTCGGCGTAGACCGGACGAATCGTCCGCTTCAGGTCTACGTTATCCAGAGTAACCTTGAACATTCTTTCTCCTTACAGAAGAATCAGGGCGTCGGAATCAACGCCACGCTTGGCAGAGGTACGAGTGGGGTTCAGACGGGGAACTTCACGGGCCGCAACACGGCGGGGAGTCGTGTTAGTCACTCTACCAGCAGGACGAGCTTGAGAAGCATTCTTCTGCTTGCGGCAGAGTTGGAAGGCAACGGCATGGAAAGCGGCCGTCTTACGGAGAGGCAGCTTTTCGAGCTTGGCGGCTCTCTTGTAGACGTCCTGGGCGTTGAGAATACCAGCCTTAGCCTCAAGGCGAGCCGTCTTCATGGCTAGGGCCTCCGTGGTCTCGTCGAGGGTCTCAGGATTCGTCTCGATATCTTCTTCGACCCCAGGGTCAATCGCCTTGATCGACTCGTTGTCCAGGAGGTTGTCATCCTCCTCCGAGGCACGACGGCGAAGTCTAGCCTTACGACGAGTCTTAGCCATACGAACACGTCCGGAAAGACGAGCCTCTTTCGGACTCGGGACGTTGATGCCGTAGTCATCAACCTTGGCTACTACGCCGTCCTCAGTCGTGACATCGAAGAGAGTAACGGTTAAGCCAGCCTCAGCCAGCTCGTTCGCTACGTCTTGAAGGTTCACGACCGCGTCGTCCGTCGTGAACTCGATGACACCTTCGGGAGAGACGACGAGGTCGCCGTTGGGGGCGTACTTGTCGAGAACGCTGTGAGCAACCTCCTCAAAACCCTCGACAGGCTCAACTTCGATGTGGGCGGGGAGCAGGGCGGCTTCCTTAGTCTGGACGGCCTCCTCTACGTCTTCGTCCTCTACGTCGTCTTCCTTGTCCTCCAGCTCCTCAGTGGCCTTCATCTGAGGAGTCTCGTTGGCGAGGCGACGGTTTGCACGAATCGCGGACTTGCGACTCTTCTTCTTTCTAGCCACTGTGACTGATTCCTTTCTAGGAGTAAGTGTGTGGTTCATCTCTTTAGAAGAAGGAGTTAAGGGTTTTTCTTCTTCTTCATCTTCAAGCACCGGAGAAACTGCGATTAGGACAGGTCCCTCCGGGTCTTCAACTTCTCCTACCTCGAAAGACTCGCTGGGAAGAGAGGAAGTTCTTGCATCCTTGACTTTCTCAAAGAGTGCTGTTTCGTCGGCGGGGTCGAAGACGAAACTAATCTCGAAGAACTCTACACCATGGCAAATCTCGTAGACAAGTTTCTCCTCGCCCCCGTCTTGGAGGTAGCATCCTTTGTATCTCTCCACATGCATGCAGAGGTCTTCTTGAGTCACTGCCTCATTTCCGCAAATCGAACACGTGGAGTACTCAATATCGGCGCCCATCGAGACAGAGTCAATGCCTCCCGTCACGATTTCGTGGGCTAGGTTCGGGAAGGCTTCACCGTCCACTTCGATGAGGAGAAGAATGTATTTGTCTTCCAGGACCTCGTCCTCGACGTACTTGGCGTCTAAGACAATCCCACGGGTTCTCTCGGGGTCTTCGTTCTTGTGGTTGACAAAAACGGGGTCTCCGATGAAGGTTTCGTAATTGTCTCGGAGTTCTTCGGAGGGCCAAGCATCGTAGTTTTGGTTGATTCTCGCAGAGATCGCCTTCACTACGACGTAAACGCACCCGTCTTGGGGCTCGAAGTCGAACTCCTCCTCAGGTACGTACTCGTATTCTTGACGAACACTACTCTTCTTCATGACTTCTCCTAGCTGTAAATGCGAGAGAGGTTGAGGTTCGGGAGTTGTCTAGCCACGCCTTCTTCCTCCTCGAGAGCGAATTGCTCCATAGGGGTGAAGTAGCGTCCCGAGGTCTTTTGAGTCGACGGTTGGAGGCTATTCTGGTAGTCCACTACGGCTTTGAGTTCGCGGTAGAGTCTCACCGGGGAGAGAAGATAGTGGGGGAGTCGGTCCCCGTAGGCCTCAATGAACATCTTGAGGACTTTGAGCGAATCGTCTTCGTCCTCCAGGAGGTCCTCAAGCGTGTAGTCCTCAGTCGACTGGATGTAGGCGTCAAGTTCGCCCCAGACTTGAGACTCCGAGATCTCTGCTTCACGTCCGGGGTCACCTAATGCGGCTGTTCTCATTGTGTTCTTCTCATATCCTCGGTAGAACTCAAGGGCAGCCATCTCCCAATAGACGGCCAAGGCATGGGAGCACATTCTACCGATATAAGTGTGCTCTCTCTTGAAAGCCCACTCGCCCCAGCCACATGTACAACTCCAAGACTCGATCTTAGAGCCGGTCATTGGATCTTTGACTACCTCAACGTTGTAGAGGTCATGGTCACCTTGGACTTGAGCTTTGATGTACGAGTCTCTGAAGGTGACGACAGTTACTCGACCCTCTTTTCTCAAGCGTTTCGCTTTGTCCTGAATATCCCTCCAGGAGGCGGTCTTAGTTAAGTCGGCGTCGAGGTGGTCTTCAATAAGCTCTTCGTAGGGGTCTGTGTTGTCGAAAGGCTTACTAAACTCGAACGACTCAACCTCCTCTTGAGGAATCCAGAAAGGGTTGAGTCCGGGGACTGAAACGAGTAGTTCGTCTCCGGCTGTGTCAAGGATCTCGTAAAAGCCGCCTTCTAGTTCAGCGAACTTTAGACGCATCTCTCCTCCTTTGCTATATACGTTTCTCCTAGTAGCTCTTCTTTTGCTACTAGGAGAAACTCGTCTCACTACTTCCGTTGAGTATCGAGTGGTTTCTAGAACTCGTTGGAAACTGACGGACGTGTTGAGACTTCACCGACAGGCTTAGAGTCCGTACCAGGAGGCGTGGTACTAGGCGCATTTGACTCTAAAGCCTGTCGGCCGACTGGGGGAGTCATCTCTTCAGCTTCCTCCTCAGTGATTCCGAGGCCTTCTTCCTGAGACTTCTCGAGAATCTCCTTCTCGATGTTCTTTTGGCTTACCGCCTTAGCCACTGTCTCGGCGTGAACCTTGTCGGCTTCGTCCTTGAGGTCGATATTGAGGCCGGCAACGAGAAGCTCGTCGGAGATCGGGATCCCATCACGCTTGAGTTGGAAGAGGAAGTTCCTACGAGACTCTTCATCCTTCAAGTCAAGGGTCTTGAACTTCAACTCGGGGATGAGAAGCTTGGGTTTCTTCTCAAGGTAAGTTTCGCCAGTGTCGGGGTCGAGGTAGAGTGCCTCCTCATACACTGTTTCAGTGGAGTTACCTGAGAGTTCGTAGTCGTAGTGGCCTTGAGCTTCAGCGATGACGGCAGCTCTACGACGGAAGTGGGTTTGAAGCCACTTTTGGTAGGTCGTCATCAGCTGGGTCACGAGTTGCATGTTGAGTGCGGAGGAGGCATAGGATCCGTTGGAGGACCCGGAAAGCAGGGATTCGCCGATGCCCCAAGCCTGGAGGATCTTTCTCTCCACTCGATCGAAGTCGTTGTCGAGTCTAGGCATCGACTCTCGCCCGAACACCGAACGAATATCGAGTCCGTAGTGGTGTACGAGGAGGCGGAAGTCGGCCGCGAGTGCTTCGTTGATTTGGTCTCTAGTAGCCTCGAGGTCTTCAAAGTCGGGGATCCAAGGCTCTCCGCCGTCAACACGGTCTAAACCGAGTTTTGCCAGGATGAAGGGTGCGTAGAGTCTATTGGCTACGGCGTCCTGCGCGGCGCTTAGGCTTTCCTCGGTCATTAGGAGTCTGAGAACACGAAGAAGATGAGGAGTACCGTAGAGGTCCCACGGAGAGACCTTGTTGACGATTCTCGAGATGTTAGAGGCGTCGACGTCTAGGAAGCTATCGAAGTTCGATTGGCCGATATTCGGGAACTTCCTCTTGATAGCATCGAGTTCCGAGGGAAGATAGTCGCTTTGAGTACCTCCACGGAAGATTTCCTGCAGGTATTGAGGTGGATAGACTCTAACAATCGGGTCTGCGGAGAAAGCCGACGGAAGAACCTCGAGATCGTCTGGATTGAGAATCTCTTCAGAGGTCCAAACCCCAAGTTCCTGGTTGAAAGAGGCGAGTGTAGTAACTTCACCCACTGTCCAAAACTCTCTACCCATGTCTACGAGGAATTGGTTGTAGTTGAGACGGTTCTCGTCCAAGAAGAGGTCTTCGTAGAAGTCTTGAAGCTCGGGGTCCTTACACTTGATCTCGAAGTCTTGTACAGGGAACCTCGAGTAAATGTCGATGCAAGTACCTACGATAGGGTGGGTAGCGTAGTAGCCCCGGCACCATTCGCGGATTTGGCCACGATTTCCACTCTCGGTGAGGTCGTAGTTAATCCCGAGGTCCTCGAGGGTCTTGAGAGGCGTTCGGGTTTTAGGTAGAGCCATTTGAAGACTCGAGAGTTTACCCGAAGGCGGAGCCTTCACAGTGGAAGACCCCGCAATGAGGTTGGCTAGGCGTTGCCGAAAGCCCATTTAGTACTCCATGTCTTCTTCGACTGGCCCACCGTCCCCATATCTCTCCTTGTAGAGCGGGTGATTTCGGACACAATCGACGGGGTTGGACCCTAGTTCTAGCTCAACATCCCAAGAGTCGCTGAACCCGTAGTCGTAGTTTTTACTAGACACTTCGTCGCCGAGCTCTCTAAGCTCTCTTCTCACGGAGTCGAGATCGTCTGGGTCAAGTCGGAGAATGTTTTCGACATGTTCGTTAATGATGTCTTCGCATTCTTCTTCTACTCTCTCAACCGCATAGTCGTCTACCTCGCCTCTAGGATCGAACATGTAGTAGGAGTCCGGAGGACCTCCAGCGATCTTCATCGTGGAACGGTCGGGGACAATTCTGCGATAGAAGCTCGTCTTAGTAGGAGTCTCTACGAGAGAAATGTTGGAGATGGCTCCACACGAACATTTCTGGGAGCCGACCTTGCTCTCAAGCTCCTCACCACACTCAGGGCAGGGAATCGACTCGTCTTCGTTGAACTCTTCACCCTCGAGTTCTGGAGAACCGTATTGGGGGAGCTTAGGGGCGATGAACTCGTCACTAGCCCTACGCGTTTTGAAGGTCCTAGAACTAGTAACGTACTCTTCGTAGTCATCATAGACGTCGTCTAAGTCTTCATCGGATGCCTCGGGGAGGACTCCCTGAGTCTCCTTATAAAAATCTTCACGGAGAAGACAAAGACGACTTCTGAGGTTGGCAGAAGTCTTGGCGTTTGCTAGATAGTCCGAGAAAAGCGGGTGCAGAGTCTTAATGACCCGTGCGGAAAGTCGTCTCATTTCTTCTCCTTAGTAGAACTACTCTTTAAACGAGAGTAGGGTAGGCTAGTTTGACCCTAGTTCGCGCCAGAGTCTCTCATGTTCGTCGTGGGACTGCTCTCGGAGGATTTGAAGCTCCTTCGTCTTCTCGAGTCTCTCGAGTCGAAGGTCCTCACGAAGTCGCTCTTGCTGTGAAAGAAGCGACCCCTGCTGTTCCGAAAGTTCGTCCACTCTCCTCACGAGTCCGTGAACTGTACGACTTGTACTCTCGAGACGTGCTCCGTTCTCGGAAAGGGTCTTAGTTACAGACCTGAGAGTCCCCTTGACGTCTTCGATAGCGTTGACAGCCATCCAAGTGGTCTCGATGGATGCATCGACGTCTTCTCTAATGTTCGAAGAGTGATCGTTTTGGACTTCTTCCTTAGCGAGTCTAGCTTCACGCTCAGCACCTTCAGCGACCCTCCGGGTGGTCTCGACATGCTTTGTAACATTCTCGAGTTTCCTATCGAGGAGGCTCTCGAAGTACTTGGGAATAAGTCTAACAATGGCCGCGAGGGCTCCTAGCAATGCTACGATGAACACGGCTAGGGCACTCACGACCTCTTTGTTGGTGTAGATCTCAGTCACTAGAGGTGTCTACGTTGGGTTCGCCACCGGGAGTGACGCGACCCACCCAATCCACGAAACCGAGCTTCTTCAGGATCGTGAAAGACGTCTGGGCAGATGCTAGAATAACGCTCCAGACAGCGATGAAGTACTCCCAGGCAGCGGGGTAAGCCCCGAAAACCCAGACGAGTACAGAAAGTGCGGCCGCCGCCACAATGACAAGTACTCGTCTTTTGTTAGCACTCCAATGCGGCAGGTCAACCGCCGCCAGACCAGTCGTCAGAAGGGGACCGAGCAGGATTGCTACGATCTCAGGGTTAAACCCGATTCCGACGAGGAGAGTGTTCATATCAAACACTTCTTCTCCTTTCTAGTTCTTCTTGTAGTTCACCGAATCTTTATCCGGCGTCTTCTCGGGGTCCGACTTGTGGTCGTTGATGACCTCGTAAGTTTGACCCTGGAAGAGTATGTAGACGCCTTTCTCGTAGAACTCGTTAGGCGACCAGCTGTTGTACTCCACCTTGATCTCGCGCCAAGCCCAAGGAGTCTTGAAGGGGTCTTGAGACTCCAGATCTAGGAAGAGCGGTAGAATATTCTCATACTCTACACCCTCTACTAAGACGCGCTCTCCGGGACCAACTTTTCTCTTGAAGTCTTTGACATCAATCGGGGGCTGGTTTTTGACGTAGTTGCGGTACTCCCGAACTTTCTCTTCGATCTCTTCTCGGAGAAGAAGAGTCCTCTCCCTCTTCTTCTTTTCAGCGAGGCAAGAGGAAGAGAAGTCGAAGAACTCCACGTCACCCATCGTAGTGAAGTCAGGTTTAGTAGAGTCGATGAGCATCTACTCTCCCTTCTACAGGTTTTCTATTTCAATTCTGGGGACGAGGTTACTCGTTGAGATTGCGTAGAACCCTGCTTCACCCGTAGTACCTCCGTTCGGAGTACCCATCCTGTCAAGGAGGAAGAAGTTAGCACCAGGATAAGCTGAGCTGATAAACGGTGCCGGGTTACCGGGGGAAGAGCAGAGTCTTTGGGGAGCGAAGTAGAGTTTCAAGTTAGCGATCTCTTGAGAGATTTGGATATTGGCGTTAGCTGAACTATTTGGGTTAAAGCTAAACTGACTAATGCTAATGTATACGTAGACGTAGTAGATTGGTCCAGCGATGTGATAGATGACAATCTTGTAGTCACGAGTACTGTACTGATAGAGTTCGTTACTCCAGTCGAGTCTTTCGGGAAGGTCTACACCCGACTTCGGAGCGGGAGAGGACTCGAGGGTCCCCACACGCGTGGCCAAGTCGCTGTTCTTCTTCTCGAGGTCGGCTTTCGTCGATTCGATGAGGTTGTTGACTTGAGTCCGGTTCTCGGAGAGTCGGTTTTGAAGACCCTGGATACTCTCCTTGGTTTCAAGTGCTTGAGTCTGGAGAGAAACTGTCTTCTTCAGGTTCTCCTCGGACTGCGCTTGGAGGGTTCTAAGAGACTCGGTGTTGGAAGCTGTCGCCTCCCGGACTCCACCCACGATCTCGTCGATCTTATCGCGAGTGTAGGTCTGGAAGAGAGTCTCGAAGTTGGTTTCAGTGGTCATTTCTTTCTCCTTACCGAAACGATTCCGTCCTCTACAGTGACGGTTAGAGGCGTGTTGAGAGTGTCCGACGTGTTGTTGTCGTTGAAGAGCTCTTGGAGGGTGTAGGTCTTACCCTCCTCGAAGGTTACTTCGGCTTGAAGTCTTACCCTTCCAGTCCTAAGAACGACAATAAACGTCCCAGTCGGCACAATTAAGTCGCAGTGCCCTACGAACCTGTGGAGTCCCGGAGGAATAACCAGGGCTCCTTCACTCGTATAAGTCCGAGAACCTTCGAGTCCGATAGTGCATACGAGTTGCTCTCTCGTAGGGGACTGTACGTCACCTTTCAGGTATGCGAAAGACATCACGCAATCCTCTCACTGTAGGCGAAAGAGATATTGAGGAGAGACTGGAGAACCTTCCACGTGACCGGTCCTTCTTCGCCGTCAACGAACTCAGAGAAACTCCAGGAGGGAGCGAACTGGTCCACGACATCCTTGTGGTTGCACCAGGTCCAGTACTGGAAGACCCTCCAGGTCTTGGGGCCGAGAACGCCGTCGAGCTCCAGAGCATCGTCTCCGTTAAGGTCACGGATACTACTGGAGGGTACATCGGAGTTGAGGAAGCGCTGGAAGGCTTCAATAGCCGGAGAGTCGTCTTCATCCAGGACACCGTCAATCTCTGTGCCCATGACCTGCTGGAGTCGAGAAATAGTTGCGGGGCCGGGAATGCCGTCTACCTCAAGGACAAGTTGTCCGTCAGTCTCGGTCTTCTCCATAGGCTTAGGGCCGGAAGCCTTGTTTCCGTGGAGTACAGAGATCGTGTTCGGGCCAGGGATACCGTCCACTTCGAGACCGTTGTCAGACTGGAACTTCTTGATAGCCTCGAAAGTCTTCGCTCCCAGAACACCATCGGCACCGTCAGGACCGACCGAGTAATCGTTCTGTGAAAGAAGGGTTTGGACAGTGGCAACGTAGGTTTCACCGTAGCCATTGGGGTTGTACGGGTCTTCGGCCGGAGTCCAACCGGTCGACTCAGTCTCGCCGCCTACGTAGCGGAGATAGCAACTCCACGGGTAGTTGTAATAAGACCGCGTGTTGGTTTCGTAGTCGATCTGGTCGCCAGCAGCACCGCCAGCAATTTCGCCCCTCTCATCGATAGAGGCCTGGGCGAGTCTCCCACCACCGAGGTAGACGGCGACGTGGTTGGTGTCATTAAGCAAAATGTCACCCGGGTAGGGGTTACCGTCGTTGGGGAGTGCAACCCAGCCGTTAGCAGTGAAAGCCGAACGCATATTACCCGTGTACGTTGCTCCACCAGTCTCGAAGCCGGCCCAGCGGGCACACTGGATTACGAGAGAGGAACAGTCACACTCGCCGCCCTCCCGAATATCCCAGCGGTTCCACTGGTCGTACCCTAAATCACCATAATCACACCACCAGGCGATAGTGTTGATGAAGGTTTGAACGCTACCCATAATCTCCCTTTCTTAGAGTAGTGGCAGTTCTACTCTTTACAGAAAGAGGACTGGGTTTTAGGAAATGGGGCTAATGGGGCTAATGTACCTAACGTACAGGCAAGCAGAGTTAATAATTGTCTCCTCACTCCCAATATGGATTGCTTTGAGACAGATTGTAGTTTGCTTAGTGAACTTCCTAATCTGGCGAGCTTCAATCGTAATCAAGCCTGCTTTGTTACCGGGTGAAGTTCCGTATTGGTAGGGCCAGGACCGATCGAAGGACTCTTCCTGAGAGGCAACACCGCAGCCCCAGATGTCGCCCCAAACAGGGGGGACACAGCGGATCATGCCATAGATTTCATACCAGCCAGGTTCAGTGATTCTAATCCCGTTACGGTTATGAGTAATCCTGCCCTGAAAGAAGGTTTGCTCAGCGCCTTCAAGAGAAATAGTTTTCCAGTACTCTTCTAGAGGGGAGGGGGAGGAGGGGAGGGTAAGACTCCGGTCAGGCACAAAGAGGTACCCTGTAGGTGGTGCTACGAAGTTCTCCCAGGCGTAAGAGCCTTTCTTAACACCACTCTTATAGTACTCTAACCCTGACGGGGTCATTCGTGTCTCTTCATCTGGAGAAGAGGTTCTAAAGGACTGCGTAGGGGTGTTGTTTTTGTTGTCGAGCTCGATAGAACCGGTAAGAGTGTCAGTCTCGCGTAGAATCCTGTAGGGGATGAGTTCTACAGGCTCTTCACTCCTCGTTGTGAGAGAGAAGGAGTAGGAGTTGATTTCTTCATCACTGAGGTTGATCTCAACTCGGTTCGCCCCTAAGGTTGAGACAAAAGAGCCAGTAATGAGATTCCTACTACTGTCGTTCGGCGTAAGAGTGTAGTTAATGACTACTCGAGGCCCGGACTTGTGGTAGAAGAGAAGAGTGAGTTTCCTAGACTTACCATCTTGGGGAGTGTTTAGGTTAAACTCACCCTTGTACTTAAGAGGCTCTGTACTACTTGAGAGGATTCGAGACTCAGTGGTGAATTCATACGGTGAGTTAGGATAGAGACTCTTAAGAGAGCCTTGCCAGGGGCCTTTCACTCCGAGCCAGAGGTTCATAGAAGAGTCTCTCCAGTTCCAGAAAAGTGTCGTAGGTTCTCTAGAGTAACTCTCCTGAACAATTCTCGCACCTGTGACTTGTCCTCCGTAGAGTCTCTTGCCGAAGATTTCGTTTCCGATAAGAGTTCCAGGAATCTCAGCGTTTTGAGCCGTGAGTTTATCCAGGACTTCGAGTTTATCGAACTTTGCGAGTTTTGACCAGAGCTCTCCATCTACAATAAGGTCAGCATGAGACTTCTTTTCTCTAAGCGAAACGTTACTCACATAAAGTGAGGTAGTAGAGCGGATTGCTACGTCACTAGTCGCAATAGCCCGGAGTCTAAGAGTAAACTCAACTGCCTCAGCGGGGAGATCAAACACAGACTCATACGTATACACGACTTTGTCGTTGTCTATAGTAAGAGAGGAGGGAGTGAGTCGGGTGGATTCACGGTCGACATTGGCATATAACTTAACACCTTGAGCGGTGGTGTAGAAGAGTTGAGGGAAGAAGACACTGTTAACCTTCTCTACGAAAGCACTCTCGGTGTACCGAGGGATTGCAACTTCAAAACGGAGAACATACTTGCGTGTTTGTGAAGGTTTGAAGGGATGGTTCAAATCAATTAGAGAACTAGTCACTCGAGTGCAGTCGTAGTACCAGTCCCAGAAGAATACGTTAGTATCTCCGACACGTCTTGTTACCTTGAAGAAGTTCGGAGTACCGGGCCAAGTCTTCGTAGTGGAGTTAGACTCGTCTACTACTTGAACACCGTACGTAGAAGTCTTAAGCCAGAGTCGAGAGTCCCCTTCAGTGAATTTGAAGGTAGGGTCTAGGATGAGGTTATCTCCTCCACCCACGACTAAGTCGTTGGCGTAGATCTTCCTCGCGGAGAGAAGCTTAGTCATGAGACTCTCAGACGCAGTGATTTTTTCAGCTGTTACGGCTCCGTCGGCAATGATGGAGGACCCAATGAGACTCTCTTTCCACTGCTCGCCGTTCCAAACCCACTGGCCAATAACGCTCCCTTCAAGTGAACTATTCGGGTATTGCCACCACAAATCACCGGGGGTAGTACCCGGCTTGTTGGGAGTAGACTCGGATCTAATGATGGTTGACTTAGAGTCAACCGCTTTCTTCAAGGCGTCTTCACGCTCTCTCGTACTAGTCTCGAGTTCTCGCCTTGCTTCACTGATCTTAGACTCGACCTCTCCACGGACTTGAGTGAGTGCCTCAGTGTTGAGGGCGCCTGTAAGTGTCCTCACGGCTTGAGAGGACTGCTCAGTGGGTCGGCCCCAGTTGTCATAGCCGATGAAGTAGACAGTGACTGTCACAGGGAGGAAAGAAAACGCGTAAGACAGCTCGCCAGCACCATAGAGTGAACCTAGTTCGATGACTTCACTGGAGTCTCGAGACGTAATCCCGAAGGCTTTCACCTTAGAGAGCGAGAGGGCTTGGCTTCTATCCTCAAAAAGACCATCCCACTTGATACTAAGACGGTCAAGAACCGAGGTTAGAACCGGGGTAGAGGGTTTCTGGGTGACGTTGGGGCGTAGACTCGAGGATCTCACAGATTCGGGCGTCGTAAAGTCGCCGAAGAGGGTGTCTGTAACCGCCCTCACTTTGAAGAATAGTGCGTCTACCTCAGGAAAATCAGTAATTTTCAGGGAATTTTCGGAAGTTTTTCCGTAGAGGTAGTAGCCCGCACCTTCTGAGACCCATACTTCGTATTGGACATCATTGAGTTTCTTCCCTTCCACCGTCTCAGTGACTTCAGCCCAGGAGGCTTTGAGGGTAGTTGTGCCGTTTTCCTGGAATTGAGTGACGAGACGAAGTCCGAGAGGCGTCTTGGGGCGGTTTTTACTCGTAGAACCGCTGATAGCCATGACGCTTCCATCGGCTCCTTCGACAAGAATGCGTCCGGAACGGTTACTCCAAACCTGGTCTCCCTCTTTGAGATCACGGTTTAGAGCTGTGTTTTGCTTGGAAGTCCTCTTGTCGAGGTACCAGACCCCACCGATACGGGTACAAACCCACTCTTCACCTACGCTCGGGACAGTGAAGATGGGAGAGTTCGAGAGTTCGAAAGAAACTTCGAGGATGTCTCCGTAGGACTCTTGGAATACAACTGTTCGAGACTCGGTATTGACTGTTAAGACAACGCCTTGAATCTCCGTACCGGCATACCCCGAAGACCCAACGTTAGTGAATCTCACTTCTTTCTCCTGACTTCTTCTTAGGCTCAGAGTGCCATTTCTCTCCGCAGAACGTGTAGAGAGGCCATCGCCTGAAACCTTCGCCTCGAACTCTTTCTACCTCTTCAATGAAGTATAGAATAGTTCTCTCGAGGAGGTCTTTGGAGAGGTCTCTGTTCGACTCGAAGGCGAACTGAGCGGCTTTCTCTCTGCGAATCTCGGCGTCTTCGATGGCGTCGGGGTTGTTTTTGAGGAAGAGCGGAGCGTTTGTGAAGCAAAAACGTGTGAGGTACGACGGGAGAGGCTCAGAGAACAGAGTCGGAGAGAGGTTGAGGTCGTCTAGAGTCAACCTCTCTTCTACTTTGGAGGAGAGAGTAGTCTCGATTTCTTCGATCTCGCGGAGGAAAGTCGAGGGGTCTTCTTGCAGGTAGAGGTTACGCTTGAGAAAGCGGAGACGTTTCTCTAAAGACTCAGTCATGATTCTCCTAGTAGCCTCGTCTTCCTCGAGATGCCCTCCCCATACCTGGTGTTCTTCTTTGCGAAAGAGATTTGAGAGAAGACAAAGTGTCGTTTGAGAAGGAACCCGGGGTCGGGTATCCTCCCTGGAGTCCTGAAACAGGCGGAGAAGAAAGCTTCTCTCTATTCCAGGACCCAAGTTGTTCTCCGAGAAGCCTCACAGTGACTTCCATAACGCAGTCGGCCAAGTCCTTAGTCGTACACGGGCCAACGGATTGCTTCTGGACTTTACCGTTTTGCTCCGTGAGGAACTTCAACTCCGTCTCGAGGAGACTCCCTTGTCCATCGTTGAAGAGAGAGTCTCTATAGGCGTGAACCCATCCGAGGTTCATGGCGGCTTTGAAGGCTTCGGCGGTGTCCTGGTTTCTCGAGGAGGTGAACTTGACTTCCTCAACCCTTGTCCCGAGCTTCTTGAGTTGAGTGAACCTTCGTAGTTCGCTTAGGAGAAGAATCGAGTTCCAGTGGTCAGCGGTGAAGAGTTCCATTGTCGGGAAGTTCGAGATGAGATTCTCGATGTCCTTCTCGATCTTAATGTAGTCAACCGTGTGATCCGGGAAGTCTTTGGGTTGATAGGCCCAGAGGAAGTCGAAGACGACGTGCTTCCACTTGTTTCCGTACTCGTCGGGTTCAGGACACTCCTCCAGGTGGCCAATAGCGAGGCCAAAGTTAGCATTGGTCTTAGACGGGTCACAATGGCTGTGGTAGACGAGAGCGTGAGAGCCAGCGGTTTGCTCCGAAAGAACCCTACCATCCCAAAGAGGCTCGAAGATCTCATCGACTTTCTGGGGTTCCAGGTAGGAGTTGATGACTTCGGCGAATTGGGCTCGACGCTCGACCTTGAACTTCTCCGGGTCTCTTCTCTCGAGTCGGACCATACGCTCGTTTTCGATGACTCCGTTTCGTAGAGGCTCGTATTGAATTGCTCCCTTGAAGGTTGTCCCCACGAGCGAGTAGGCGTGTTGCCAGTCACGGTAGAGAGCCCAAGAGGGAAGTTGAACAATGAGCATTTCAGGGTCGGCGTAAGCGACCTTCTCCTCAGATTCGAGGTCTTCGGCTAAAACATCGTCCTTGACGTAGTCGGAAGACGCTTTCTTACCTTCATCGTTGAGGAAAGAGTCCAGGAGAATGGAGCCGGACTTGTAGAGGTCGTAGAATTTGCCAACCTTCGTGTAAGGAGAGGAGGGAATGTAGGTGAGTGCCTCTCTACCGAACTGGTCGAGTGAGGGTTGGTAGGCCTCATAGACCTCCTCCGAGGTTCTCGGACCACCCGTTCCGGCTTGCATGTGTGCGAACTCGTCGTAGAAGTTGGCGAAGCCTACACCACCACGACCGGAGGATGAAGTGGAGGAGGCGGCGACGGCTCTAACTGTGGCTACTTCGTGGTCTAGTCTAATACCACGTCTTTCGGACTCGGCGATGAGTCTCTTGTCGGCTTCGGTGCGGAGGCTAAGAGAGTACTCATTCGAAGTCGAGATAGCAGTTTCGAGATACCGGCATTGCTCAACCGCTTGACGGATATCGGCGAAGAGAAACTTCTTGGCTTGAACTGTGTTTGTGGCAATAACTGAGAGGTAGGCATCTTTGCCTGGAGGGAGTCCGAAATGCGATTGAAAGTCTCCAAGGGAGTAGAAGTAGGCGAGTCTCTCGGCTCCGAGAATACCACCGAGCATGCCTTTAGAAGCTCGACGCCCTAAAACGTTTTGAATGTGTGGGAAGTGTGTGTAGCCGTTTTTCTTGAGATAGTCGATGCGGTACCAAATGTCGGATTGGGTGCCTTCGGGTTGCGGTTGGCTCCATCCTTTACGCCACTCCTCAATGACGTCTAGGTCGTATTGAGTCATCGAGTCGGTTTCGAGGTAGGCTAGTTTCAGGAAGGTGTGTTGCCTGGGGTAGAGTTTGAGGCCACAAAAGCTCGAGTGGGTGGCAAAATCAATGATGGATTCCCAGGGCTTTTGCGGTGTTAAAGCATTACGAAACTGTGAAATGAGGTCGACACCTGAGGAAAGACTCGAGAGATTGATACTACGCTTAGTGACCATCTAGCCTCCTTATAGGTGTTATTATAAGATAAAACCACCCGGAACACATGGCCTCCAGGTGGTTTTATCATGCTTTCACAGGGTTCCGAAAATCTTCCCCCTGTAGGCGTAGAGAAGTCTCTCGAGTTCGATTTTCACTGTCTCCTTCCTCACTTGGCTCGGGATGTATTCGTTGAGGAGTCCGACTCGCTCAGCGATTTCTCGAAGTTCTTCGAAGTCGGCATTTCGAAGCATCGAGGAGACCAGAGAACTCACAGGGTTAGTCCACCGCCCCCTTTGAGCTTCTTTGAACCACTCACGAAACTTGGCTTTGTCTTCTCTCGTGAGTCTCGAGAATGCTTTTTGGACGCGCCCGCCTAAGTAGCCCCCTCCGAGAATCCCGTAGGTTCCCTTTGAAGACGAGCCGATGAGCCACTGGGCTTCGTAGGAGAAAGGAGCTCGGAGAACCATCGTGAAGTCGTCCCCAGGCCTCTTCTTGTTTCTCCAGACGTAGTCCCAAAACTTCTTGTCGCTTACGACACGATACCACCCCTTCTTCCCGAGTCCACTCCCTCCAAACTCGAATTCGGGCCCTTCATAGTACTTGTAGCACCCTGTAGCTACCTGTATGATGTTGTATTGAGGGAGGAGGGAGAGGAGGGAACCTTGAATGTCTTTGAAGACTTCTTTTAGACTAGCGAAACACCTCGGGTAGGAGATGGATTCGTCTAAGAGAATTTCTTCGAGTTCCTCTTGGGTCGTGATAGTGTCCATTTCACTTCTCGATCCAATTGAACTGGACGGGGTAAGAAGAACCCTTCTCTTCGAAAGAGACGAGTTCCTGAAAGTCGCCCGACTGGAGAAGACGGTAGAGGTACTCTTCCCGGGTTCCCCTTACGGCTTCTCCCATACCGCCTCTTCCGTATTCGCTGAAAGTCCAGGTCCCGTCCGAGAGAAGGTGCTGGATGCCGAACTTAACCGGCTCAATCCATCCGTCTCGGGGGTCGAATCCCTTAGGGAGGACGAGGAAGTCTCCTCGCGTTGTGGAGACCAGGACGCCTCCGTTGCAATCCTCCTTGAGTTCCTCCTCGGTGAGAGTCACGGGCTCTTCGCGGAAGAAGACCTCGTAGTCTTTGTTCTCGGTCACCTTGACGGGGAATGCTTCGAAGTTTTTCGGGTCGATTGTGAGGGTGTACATTGTTCTTCCTTCCTTCATACCTATATTTTATAGGGTTTCCTATAAACAATCAACTGGAAGAAGTCCGACCCTTCCAGTCTTTGGCCTCATCAATGACGACCGTGAGTTGAGCCATTGCATCGAGAATGGCGCCTCTAAGAAAACTCCCGTAGATCTTCTTGTCGTTGACGGCATCGTAGAGAGGGCGGAAGACCGCCATAGCTTCGCGGGTAGTTTCGATGATTTCGTTAGTGTCCACTGTGATCATTCTCCTGGGCTAAGCGGGTAGTGGGTCTTGAGTCCTTCAGCGAGTTCTTGGAGTTGGTCGTATGCTTTCGCCTTCTTCTCGAGAATCTTGTTCTTCTTGTGAAGACCACGGAGAAGGAAAGATCCCGCGACGATAATCAGGAGGAGAACGACGTGATTCGCGGCGAGGAGGTTCCGCTGAGTCTTGAGAGAAGAGATCTCACTCTTCTCCTGGAGTTCGGCTTCAAAGCGAGTCCCCCTCTCGAAGTGGTAGGCTCCTGCCCCAACCCTCTCTGTGTTGATTACACCTGCGAAGCCGATTTGAGTGTCCTTGTTGACGCAGAGGAAAACTGAGTCGGTCGGGTCTCCTTCATATGGACCACAGACAACTACTCCACCTCCTCCAGTTGCCTCGGAAGCGGACTGGATATAGTACTTCTTCCCGTTTGCTGTCATCGTCTTGGGAGGAAGAACAGGGTCGTCTCCAGGCGTCGAAGTAGCCGAAGCCGTACCGAAGCCTCCGAGAAGTGCAGTGACTCCGAGTAGAACACTCGCGAGAGCCTTGGCTTTCTTGTTCATGATTGTTCTCCTTGTTCGAGTTGAACTTGTTCGAGTTGAACTTGTTCGAGTTGAACTTGTTCGAGTTGAAG